GATATGATTACTAAGTTTAAGAATAGACAGATTACTGCCCCATCTTTATTTATAACTTCATCCCAATATGCATTCCAATTACCATCTAAAGTAAAAGATCTTATTATGCTCTATAAGAAGAAACCATTACCTGGAACTTCGGATGATACTTCTTATTTAGTTACTCAAGAGAATGCTTTAGATTCTTATATTGCAGAAATAAAGAAACAGCATATTGAAAAGTTTGAAGTAAACCAATCTTGGTTATCTGGATTTATGACTCTTTCTGGAATTCCAAAAAGAAATCTTAAATCATTATTTAACTATAAGCAATCTTTAAAGATTCTTAAAAGTATAGACGAACAATTCGATCAAGCTACTCCAGACTCTCTGTTCAATGTAGCTTGCAAATTATATCCTAATAAAGGATTAGATTCTCATTCTTATGATGAGATAGTAAATAGGTTTAGATGCATTGATTTGGATTATCAACTTTACATGTATAGAACTATGCCTGAAGCTATAGATACAGTATTCTTAGAACAGGTGAATGATCCTGAAGCATTAAAGAATATCAATGATCAATATTTCTCACAAAATCCTATCTTATTAGAAAAACTATGATATCGAAATACAAACAAGAATGAGGGTAGAGTCATAGCGACTCTACCCTTTATTTTTTTTATCTTCTAATCAGTTGAGCCATATCACTCATGGATCTAGTCCCTAATTCTTTTTTGGTATTGGAGTTCTTATTGACTTTAGATGTCGTAATACCTTTACCTTCAGAAGATACTACGTTTACATTACTATTCAATTTATCCATCTTACCGTTAGAAGCTTTGTACCAATCCATCTTAGTAGTCTTATTATTATTTGCTGTTGTACTATTAGCATCGGCAGCTTTTTCATTATTTGGAACTTCTAATATTTTAGAGAAGTTCATCATAGTGATACATTTGAAATAGTCTGATTCTCTAGTATAAATTTCTGTTTTCTTATTCAATAAGAATAGACCATCCTTATCTGCATGAGCTGCATAGTTCTTAACAACATATTTCTTATTAGGCGTAAATACAGATGGATCAAGATCATATTTATTAACTGTAAGTTTATTGATCCTATTTTCCAATTCTGATTTATGATTCTTTATCTCATTAGGATTATCATTCTTTGTAACGATAATTTGAGTACCTAGTCTACTATCCCCAAAGGAACCACCTAGATTTACGTCAGATTCAAAACTACCTACTCCTAATTGACCTATACCCGTTAAATCTGTAACACTATCTAGATTATTTTTTAATAATTGTAGATCAGATTGGTTCATGAATCCGCCAGAAGCCATATACTTTCCAGCAGCAGATAATTTATTGTAAATAGATTCTCCAGTAAAAGAAATAGCTGATACATCTGTTACTAAAGAAACAAATTTACTTTTAATATCACAAGATAAGATATCATTAAAGCTAGGGAAGAATGAGAATAAGTTTTTAGCAAATCCAGTTATAAAGGAAGTGATATTTTTAAGACTTCCTATTACTCCCTTTACTGTATTTACATAACCTTGCATCTCATGAACGTTCTCCATTAGTTTAGATGCATTTGTAAACAAATCTTCAAATTGAACATGCGTACTAGAATCTGTAAATACGGAACTGTATCTATCATAAATAGGTTTGATTTTATTTACAAATCCAATAGCCTTATCTGCAATAGATCCTATCTTATCCATACTACTATCTAGAGCATCTGTTTGTGAGAATATTCTAGACTGTGAATGAGATGATGCAGAGTAAGAAGATGAATTGATTTTAGATACAGAATTCTTTGTAGCTTCTATAACATCTTGAACATTGATTTCTGTAACAGAGTTTAAATAATTATCAAGATATTCTGAATCATAGAATACTGGAGAGATCTTCTTAATATTCTTATCAAAACTTTCACTCATCTTGGTAATACGTTCATATTGTTTATTGAAGCCTAGTATACCATTACCAAGGAATTTACTAGTAATAGATTTAAAAGCACTTTGTACTACTGGTACATTGATTGTTACCTTGCCAGGTTTAGCAGGGACTGATGTTGGAAATCCTGTTGCTTGTTGCATAACAGTTTCAGTTAGTTTGTTTTGATATTCATGAAGTTCTTTAGCTTTGTTTAAGACGTTGTTCTTGAATACACTATTCCAATGATTAAGCTTCTCTGGGACGTTGCCCATTTTCTTAACCATCTTTTTGATCATCTGTTTAAACTTCTCTACAATTCGATCAATATATGCTTTAGTCTTAGCAATATTATCATAACTAAGAATACTATTATCTTTAGATGGGTTTATAATAGCATCAAATTTATTTATGATCTTAGCCACATCATGATTTATCTTATAAGCAGTTTCTGTTACAGATAGATCGATATAATAATGGTTTCTTTCAGTATCAACATACATACCTTGGTTAGCAGTATTAGGGTCTGTAGTTTCTCTGATATTTAAGATTACATCATTGAATCTTTCATTCTTCATAGGAATACCCTTACCAGATTTTGATATTAGGTAAGTACAGAAAGGTTCATCTATAAAGAATTGATATTTGGTTGGATAAAATACTTCTACAGAGTTTAGATAAGCCACTAAAGATACAAGGGTATCTGTTGGTGGTATGATTAATTGCTTTTGTAATCTATTATATTGAAATGGTTCTACCAATAAGTGTAAGTTGCTCATATATGAGCTTAATATATCCATCATATGAGTATCCATCATTGTAGTATTCGCTACAGTCTTATTGGCATCTATGCACTTCTTACTCATAAGACCAAGATATGCTTCTCTATACACATCTTGTTTTTCTTTCCCATCACTATCTTTCTCTTTGTAATCTAATTCTTTATAATAGTTTATATCGTTAGATACAAATACAGAGAATTCATCTTCTATATAAGATTCTACTGTAGGAGATTCTAGTTCTTGATTAGAATCGTATTTATCTATTTTCAAATACATTGTAGCAGTCTTGGCATTAGCAATAATCTTATCAAAAAGATTCTTATCTAAGTTTACATGTGCTAACATTGTAGGCATATTTTTATTTTCATAATCACTAATTCTGATTATATTTTTAAAGTTTTCAGGTTTGATTATAAGACCATCTGACTTTTCTCCAGGTATTAAAATCTTACCTGATACCTTGAAGTTCCATTGTTGCATATAATAACCTCCATTTTATATTACCAGAGTGTCATTATAGTTAAACACAAGAAGATGAGAAGAACCATAACGGTTCTTCTCATAAATGATTTAAAACAGAGGATTATTACCTAAATCCATACCATGTTTTTTAGCAACAACTTTAGTTTGCTTTTTAATTTTATAACCAAGGTATCTATTTTTTACAAATCTATGAGCTTTTGCTAAAGCTTTAGTAATAAGCTGAATAATCTTAACAATAAATGATTTAATCTTAATCCAGATCTTTTTAAATGTACCTGTTTGATCAGATTTTGCTTGAAGTTCATATTTATGCAATTTGTCTTCTAATTGTGCTTGCTTCTTTTCTAGCCAAGTAGGTTCTATAACTTTTGAAATAAGTTCACCTAATTTCCTTTCTTCAGGACCATAATTTTCATCATTCTGGATTTTATTTAGAGCATCTGATAAATATTCATTAAAGTTTTCCATGCCCTCTACAAAATCGTTATTTTCTGTTAAGCCGATATTTTGAAAATCTTGAATACATTCTTCTAACATTGTGTTTCTAATTGCAAATAATGCCATTTATTTACCAACTTTCTTTTTAATCCAACCATGAGCTTTATTAATAGCTTTTACAATAGCATGAATTACTTTAACTATAAAAGCTTTTAATCTAGTCCAAATTTTACTAAAAGTACCAGTCTTATCAGACTTTACTTTTTGTTCATATTTTTCTAATTTAGCTTCTAATTCAACTTGTTTACGTTGCAACCAATTAAGATTTTTTACTTTAGAAATACTATTAATAAGAGAGGCCTCCCCAGTAGGTTGGCCTCCTTTCATTATATTATTCTTAGCAGCATTAAATCTTTTAGCAAGACCATTTAAATCTTCGTCAATACTACCTGCAACAGGACCTTCAAAGTTTTCACAAAGAATATCATTGAAGTCTGTAGAGCATTGTTCAACTAAATTAGAACCCATTACGAATAATCCCATAACTGTTCACCTAATTTATATTATAAATGATCTCTATTTTCTTCAGATGCAACTGGTCTACTAGTTGTGGAAGCTACTGCTTCAGTAGAAGCACTTCTGGAAGAAGCTCTACCACCTTGGCCTTGATTACCAGGGTTTCCAGATTCAGGAGTTCTACCACCTCTATTAACTGGAGTTGTACCTGCGCCAGCTGCAGCTGGAGTACCAGAAGTTTCAGAAGTAGCTGTATGTTCGCCAGGGATTGTAGGTGTTGTAGGAACTGTTGTATGAGAATCTTCACCATGTACTTCTTCTGTATGAGTATCAGGTTCTAAAGAGCCATCAGCTGCATAGCGGAAAGTGGAAGAAGATGGTTTATTACCAAAACGAGGAAGTTGACGATAAGCAGCGCCTTTATCAAATGCAGTTTCTTTAGCTTTATCTTCTTCAGATTTAGCAGCTGCTTCTGCTTTAGCTTTTTCTTCAGCAACTAAGTCTTCGAAATGTTTTTTGAAACGAGCAGATGCTTTTTCAGTGATAACTTCTTCTTCAGTTTTTGGAGTAGTTTCAACTGTTTCTTTAGCATTTAATTCAGCAATATGAATTTTAAGTTTTTCACCAACAGCAGCTTCGCGATTAGCTTCTTCTTGTTCTAATAATTGTTTAGCAATGATTTCAAGATCTTCGATCAAGATAGCTTCTAATTCTTTAGAATCAATATTTTTCTTACCACCATTATCAGTAGAATATTCTTTGAAACCACGTTTTTCGAAGTCTTCTTTTTGTTTTTCAGTAAGTTTTTCATTACCAACTTCATCATGAGCATTATAAAGAGGAGTGTAAGTTACTTTTGGTTCTTTTCCTTCTTGTGCTTCTTCTTTAATTTCAAATACTTCACAGCCACGATCTAACAATTTAGCAATAACTGCAGTTTCCATAAGAGCTTTTTGTGTAGTGCCAGCAACACCAACGAAATTTAATACAGCACCGCCTGGAGCGATGATTTTTACAAATTTACCTTCACGCATTAAGGTCACCATTCCTTTTCATGATATATCATAAAATAGTAATATTAAAGATTATTATAATGTGCAGAGCATTTAATAGCCAGCTAGATTGCTGCTCTAATCGTAATCAAAGCTTCCGTCATTGTCATCTCTGTAAGTAACACCACGGTCATTTACAGCAATTCCAACTTTCTTTTGTAAAGCTCTAATCCTGCCATTAAATTCTCTATTACGATATCTTGTAAGATGCACAGCACCATATTCATCATTTTTGGTACCTATTTTATTTGCAACTTTTTGAAGTCTTAGAGCTAGCCAATCAATTACTTTAATACAAATACGCATAAATTTTCTTAGCATATTTGTACGATTCATACTTCGTTCTTGATCAAGCTCTGCTTCTAGTTTAGTATATAAACTTCTAAAAGCTGCTATCTTAGAAGCAAGCCATGTTCTAGGAGCATTTTCATATTCCCTTTTTAAGGTATCCCTCATAAGATTATCACGACCAATAATTATATCTTGCAATGTCTTTCTATCTCCAGGATTTTTTCCTATTTTCTCATAGAATGCTTTTCTAGCAGCATCTTCTATTTCTTTAGGACTTTTGCCTTCAAAAGGATTTTTTTCTTCTTCTGCTTCTAAAATGACAGCTTCTTCTAATGCTGTTTGTTCATCTAATGTTAAATTTAAGGAACTTACTATATCCTCAATATTATTAGATGACTCCATAATATATAAAGCCATTATTCATCCTTCTTATCTAACTTAGCTCTAAATGCACCAGTTTCCATAAAGATAGTATGGATAACTTGAGATGTTTCTTTATAGTAATCTATATAAAATTGCATAGAAGCAAGATTGTAGTTTCTAAGAATTTTGTGGATATGCAAAAAATCATCTAAGTATAATTTAAATACATTCCGAATTCTGCTTTGTTGATCTCTAGATAAAGATCTGTCATTAACCATCTTCTTGAAGAGTATATCTATTTTATCTTTAATAGATTCAATTTGAGATATATAGTTCTCATAATCTGTATGGATAATTTTTAACTCTTTAGCAATTTCAATATCATATTGATTAGAGATTTTTATAATCTCAGATGGGTTTAGATTATCGGTTCTATGAAAGTACTTAGATCTTTTTTCATATAAGGCACGAAGAGATTCTTTACTTTCATAATCTTTATATTTATAAAAATTAATGGTTTTTAAACTCTTTGTACCAGTCCAATACTGTTCATCTAAATATAAACTTAATAGACCTTTAATATCAATCTTTAATTTAGGAATATCTGATTTAAGATTTCCCAACTGATATCTTTCATAATCTAGTTCTGGATAATCTTCTAATTGCTTTTCTATATATTCGATCTTAGTCTTTTTACTAGTAAGCTTATTAGCAGCATACTCTCTAAAATAGGCTAAAACCTTTTTAGAATTAAATAGATTATGAATAGCCTCTTTTACATTCAGATTATCCATCATAATAGAACTAATAAAAGAAAGTTTATTACCAAATTTAGTAATAATTTCTTTTTGCCATCCAATCTTTTCTTTTCTAGAAGATACCATATTTCCATAGAATTCTTTTTTGAATTCTGTTTCAAAATCTTCTATAGTATTTTTATTGTAGTCTTTGTTTTTAGATTCAGACAAAGCCTTTGTAAATATATTCATTGAAAACTCCTATTTATTTATTCTTGAAATTGGAGTAACTTTATCTTCAACAACTTGCATTTTTAATTCAGCAAGCATTGTAAATAACTGAGAGAAGTCATTATCTGTTAAACGTAGATAATTATATTCACCCATATTAGTAATCATCTTTTCTTTAGCTATTTGCTTAGCCCTATACTCAGTCATAGTTCTGGTATTAGGATTTTTACCTCCATCCTTAACTTCTATGATTAGATTATAAGGAAGTAGTAAAAAGTCTGTGATCCAATGTCTAGTTTTACCACCAAAGGTGTATTCTAAGATTGGTCCTGGAGCTATAACTTCAGATGAATCGAATTCGAGTACATCATCTAAGAACTTCATAAGATTTAGCTCATACTTGCCAGTATAAGTAAACTCTTTCCCATCAGACCATTTATATTTACCACTAATACGTCTATTAGCAAGCATCTTTTCTTGTTGTTTAGGATCGTCTAATAAATGTATCTTATTGTAGACTTTCATCATACGTTTCCGATAAGTCTTTTTAACAGTCTCATAACATTTAGGATTGCCACATAGACGTTCATACTTTTGACGTTTTTCATTCCATTTAGTAGGATTGCCGCATACAGTACAATTACCATGACCTTTTTTATTATTCACGATATCATATACTAATCTATATGCTGTATAACCCTCTGGAATTTCTTCATCATGTTTACGTTCTATATGTTTAACTAAATCATCTCGATGATAAGTTTCACTACAATAAGGACAAGGATATCTTTTCATCATTTCCTCCTATCATTATAATTCAATTATTAAGTGGTCAGTACTTGCAAAAGTAAATGATGAAAAGAATTATGATATGAAATAATTGATCAAATTTATTCAATGTGGCTTCTAATCTTCTAAACTTTTCATTATCTATTAATCCATTAATTCGTTCTAGAATCAATGAGTTCATAGCATAACACTTACCAAAATCTATTAATAGATGGGAAATGAAAATGATTAAAAAAATAACTTTACTAAAGTAAGCTTGATAATTACTTCCAGTAATCAAACAATATCCTATCCATACTATAGAAGAATATAGAACACAATGACAGGTTAAAAGATATAAAGACTTTCTTTTGTTTCTTTCTAGATATTCACCTTGGAGAGGATAATCTGCCAAGCAATGTACTGCAAATAATAATAGCATATCAATAAGCATTTATATCGTCACCAGCTCTCTTTTTACTTATTTTCTATTATAGTAAGGTCAAGTGATATTGAGCGATGATTTCAAAAAAAAAATAAAAGAGGGATTAACCTCTCTTATTTTTCTGAGCATTAAATATTGCTCGATATTGTTCCATGCTACAATGCTTCTCAGACTTAGAATCTTCTTCTATAGTATCTGAGAAATCATAGAAGCTTGATCCTAGATTATCCACATATGGTCTGTTATATTTATATAATAAATTAAGACCAGATCCTGCTATAACAGGAACTGCAGATATTAAAGACTCTACTGGTAATAATATAATTGGAATCATTCTAACCTCCTATTTAATACACCTATTACTACTCACTATTATAGTATATAATTAAACACAAAATTATACCCATACTCATAAAGAGTATGGGTATTTATTATTTATAGGTGTTAGGATTTCCATCAGTATCTTGTTTATTTTTCCAGTCCCCAGCCTTCTTAGGTTGTGCTACAAATCTGTCCCCTAAGAAAGTCTTTTGATACTTTCTCATATCAGGTTTATGATGAGTTTTTCCAGAAGTGATACGTTTAAACTTTCTAACCAAACCTTCAATAGTCTTAATAGTTCTTGCTTCGTCAAGTTCATATAGAGGCATTTCTATTCACCTCCATTTTGAGTATTGTTTTGATCAGTAGATTGCTTATTAGGATTTGTATTAAGTTTTTCTTGTTGTTGTTTTTGATTATTTTGATTTTGGTTTGTTTTCTTAGAATAACTGTTTACATGAGATTGCATATAAGAGAATAAGTCTCTATATAACATACCAGCTGCAGTCATCTTAGCATTTAATGCTTGTTTTAGAATATCGCAAACCAGTTTCTTTTTATTATAAACTACAGTTTCACTATCTTCAGGATCTTGTTTAGGTTTGTTTTGATTTTGTGGTTGATTAGATCCATCTTGATTATTATCACCATTAGATGAATTACTGGAGAAAGACATTTTAGGAGTTGCTGTAGAAGTTTTAGTTTGATCATCTTCAGATAATAAATCTTTAAAGTAAGTCGATCTAAATAAAGAATAATCTGTATCAGCATTCACTGGTTTGGTAGCCATGCCTTGAGTATTCGATTTATTTACATCAGAAGCATTCTTATTAGCAGCTAATTGGGCTTGGCTTAATGTAGGTTCTTGATTACCAGTAATAGGATTTTTATTGATATAATTTATAATCCCATTTACATCTGTTTCTAAAGATTTAATTAATGCATTATAAGTAGTACAGAAGTTATATGCCTTAGGAAGTAGCTGCTGAATATCTTGGGATTGTAAGTTCACCTTTTTATCAATCCCATAGTAATAATCTCTGGCAAATTTATCAAAAGGTCCTTGTCCATTATAATCCGTTACAAGCATCTTCTTAAGCCATAGGTTATTTTTATAATCAGCTTGCTTTTTAGCATCTCCTTGTAAGTTATTTGCTTTAGCATCTAAGATAGTAACTCTTTTTATATCTACACCATTTATATTAGAGCTTAATGGTTTCTTAATTCTAGCAAAAGCAGTTGTATATGTAGGAGCATTTTGTATATTAGCTCCACTTTTTACTGGGTATTTTTGTTGATCGATTATATAATCTCTATTTTGAATAAGCCATTCATTATTTTGTTTACCTTGATTATTTGCGTAATCTTTAAACTTTTTAAGATTAGCTTTAATAGCAGTTATATTATCTAATCTCCATTGATCATTTCCAGAGTTTTCTGCTTCTTCAAAATATTCTTGAGAGATGTATCCATTTTCATACATCCAAAGAAGCATATCTCTATTCTCTTGAACCATATCTAGGATAGCATCATATTCACATGATTCAGAGATTGCATTAAAAAAGTCATCTTTTAACATAATTCATCTCTCAATTCTTTAATATAATCCACAAGCAATTGGTCTGGATTTTGATTAGTATTTTTGTTCTTATACTCTTCCATTTTCTTAGTAATCTTTTTCATATCTTCTTTTGTAAGTTGATACAATCTTACTGGAGGTCTTGGAATTGGTACACGAACAATATCATTATTTTCATCAAAGCTATATAGTTCTACTTCATTTATAAATAAATTACCAGTCTTGCCAAAATTGAGACCTAGCAATACTAAAGCGCCTTCTATTTCTAAAGCCATATACATGAAGCTTCTTCCAAGTCCAATATGATTTTTATTTAAAACATAGAAGATTGGAATAATCATAGATTTCCCACCAGGGAATTTAAACATAGCTCCAACTAATGCATTTATAGTACCAGCGGCTAAAGCATCTTTTACTTTCTTAGCTATTGTTTTTAGATCTTTCTTATTATAGAATGCTTTCATCTTTTTAGATAAAGGTGTTTGAAGATAATCTTCATAAGTCATTCTCTTATAAGCTGGATTCTTTTTATAAACCTTTGATACTTCTGTAGATAAATAATTATAGAATTTCTTATTAGATTTATAAGCTTCTAACTTAATAACGAAATCCTCTGTTACTTTGTCTTCTACAAAGATTTTTATAGCTTGTCCTATTAGTGTAGATAAGGCAAAGCTTGTAATTATTTTTATATATGCATCTAGAGTAGATGATGGTTTTGAATCTTCACTTAGATTCAAAGAATAAGATTTAAAATATCCCATATAAATACCTCATTACTTTTTATCTTGATTAAATTACTAAAGTGTCATAGGTATTTGAAACACAAAAAAGACCTAGGAGCAATTAAGCCCCTAGGTCAATTGTATTATCTAAAAATAATTATATCTTTTATAATTCTTATAGATTATTTTGCTTGATTCTTTTCAGCTTCTTTAGTAGCTAAGGCAGAAGCAGCACCTTCACGGCGTTTATCGCTAGTCATTTTAGCAGTCAACCATGCAACAGCTTTCATGATCATGTTAACGATTTTGCGGTACCAAGGAGCTTTGTCGCCCATTTTTTCTGTTTTTTCTTTGTAAGCTTCAGCTTTAGCATTAAGAGCAGCAATTTTGTTAGCAATCCATTCTTTTGGTTTAGTGTAAGCGTATTCTTTGATTTTGTCTAACCATTTACGAATAGTACCAACTTCTTTTTCGCCTTTAGCAGCATCAGTACCAGCACCAGCATTTGCTACATTTTCAGCTTGTTGATCTGTTGGTTCACCATCTTCATCAATAATCATATTCATGAAAGTAACGTCGCCAGTGTTTTCGAATGCTTCAAGCATCATGTCAACAAAGATGAATGCATCAGAGTTTTCGCTAATAGGGCGAACAACTACGTTATGGCATTCGTTAACGATTTCTGGATCCATGATAATGCGAGCTTCATCAACAGCTACAGCAATATCAGTAGCAGAGATTTGGTTAGCTTCAGCGATAGCATCAACAGCTTCGAAGTAATCCATGCAGTTTTCTTCTGCCAAACGTTCAACATCAGAGAAGTTAACAACTGCAGCACCAATACGGGAATTTTCAACTACAGGAATAGCAACAGGGCTAAGAGCAGATTCAGCTTCGTTCAAATATACAGCTTCATCAAGAATATTTTGGAAGCTAGCGGAACGAGTCAACTGAGATTCAGTGATTAACATAGGTAAATACCTCCATTATGATCATAATGATTTTAAGTAATAATTTATAAATTATTTTCATTGCTTTTAGAGATATCAAATCCGATGAAAAATCTATATCTCCAAAGATTTATTATAATGTAATTATTATAAATTTCAAAATTAGTTATTTATTACTTTAATTTTGCTTTAATAAAACCAATAGCTTGTTGAGTTTTATTCATAAGAGCTTTCACTGTAGCAACGTTCATATTTGTAGGAGTTGTACCTTGAACTTTGTTTCTTAGAGAATAATACATATTTCTCATAGAAGACATTTTCTTTGCAAGATATTCTTTATCATTAATATTTTCAGATACATCTTGTGGTACTCTCTTAAGTTTTTGAAGAATCTTATTTTGAGGATTAATATCCACAGCTTCTTTTAAAGATTTGAAGTCATCATTCAAATAAGCATTTAATAGATCATTAGAATCTACTTCTTCTCCACGTTGCATCAAATCATATAGTTTATCAAAAGTTGCTTCAGCTATTTGATATACAGGATCATTCTTAGAAATAGGATTTAAGAAAACTTGAAATCCTGCTTCTGCAAATTGTCTAGCAGTGTCTAACATTTCTTGATCTGCATAAGCATTAACTTCATCTAAGGATAAAGAAACTGTAGAAGTATGAACATCACTAGCTTCACAAACATTGATGATAGCTTGAGTACCATTAGTAATACCATTAGAAGTTGCATATTCTACTAGATCTTCAATTCTAATGATATTAGTATTATACTCTTTGCTTTCTCTAATAATAACTAATTCTGGAAAATACTCTGTGTTTTCATGAAAAAGAGTTTTAGAAGAACCAACAATAGCAGATGCTTCATCTAAAATACCTTTATCCATATTATTAAAAATCATAAGTTATCCTCCGATTAAAAAGATCAAGCCTAGAGAGTAAATCTCTAGGCATTGATAATTATTTATTATTAGTTTTTAGCGAAGTATTTAGCACGGTTACGAGCAGCTTTGCTATCAGCAACTTTGTTTGCTCTATCAAATGCACTATCAGAATAACCGTTTATGTGGTCACTAAGTTTATTATGCATAGTACGCTTTTCAGTATTATTTGGTTTTAAACCCATCTTTTTCAATTGGTGTCTGATTACCGATTTGCCTACTTGGACTGTTTCTTTACGAGAATATGCTTCATGAACACCATTTACACCATTAACTTCTGTTTGGTCAAAAGCTACACCACCAGCAGTTTTAGCAGCTAATGCTGCAGGGATATTAATTTTGCTAGTTTCTTTTTCTTCACCAGCGCCAACGAATAATTTTTCTTCGTCATCATCATATTCATCAGCTAAATATAGACCTTTTTTAGAGTCATTATCTAGACCAATAGTACCACATGCTTGATCTTCGCAAGCTTCTTCATTAAAACGGAATAATGCCATTTTATTATACCTCCATTAATTGGATTACATTAAATCTTTATCATATTTACCAGCTGCAACGTCTCTTAGATATTGAAGATGTTGTTGATGAGGATCTAAAGATTCTTGAATTTCTTCAATTTCTTCTAAGTCTTTATCATCATCTTCACTTTCAATGTCGCCTAAGCCCATCATATCATCTAAGTCATCACCAATATCTTCAGATTCGATATCATCAGCAATGAATTTATTAGATGCTTTGGTAGCTTTCTTAGCTTCAACTGGTTTTTCATGAATAACTTGATCTGTAGGTTCTACTTTAAGTTGAACGTCTTCTTGTTCAGCAGCTTCAGCTAAACCAACATTGTAGTTCTTCTTAATAAGTTGAATACCATATTTACCAGTGAAAGTATCCATCATTTGTTTAGTATTAGCAAATTTGCGATAAGTCATTACGTTAGCTTGATCGCCCCATAAGCCTTTACCCAAACCAGAATCATGCCACTTGGACAAGTTTTCATCTGTACCAATACCAAGAGTACTCATTTCATCAAGAATAGAAGCTTCATCAATGATTAAAGCAGTATTATGGTATTGACCTTTAAGACCATTACATTCTAAGATAGAACCAATAGCTTCTGTTACAGAAGAAATGTTATTGGTAAGCATAAAACGAGAAAGGTCTTCCATTTCAATTAAGTATTTACCAAATCTTTTAGATTCACGAACTGGAACCATTTCTGCAGAGAATTTGCATTCACTTACAGGAATAGTATCTAGTCCATCTAAAAAGGATTTAACTTCTTCAACTACAGATACTTTTGTAGTTTGAGGAATTTTGGTACCATTGTCAGCAATAGCCATTTCAGATAAAGTCTGAATAGCAGAATTAAACATGGCCATGTTCTCCTTCCATATTATAAAATTAGGATCCTTGTTTTGCTGCCATTAATTTATTTTTTAAATTCATAGCAGTATCTTTAGCTTTTTGTAAAGCATTATTAGCAGATTGTTTGAAGGACTCCGGAGCCTTTGCTGCTTTGTCTGCAAAATTCTTAACAGCAAGTTTTGCTGCAGAATATTTGTTAGCTAAAGTTTTTACATTATCGCTAGTATTAGATACAGCAGATTGTACAGTGCCTACTGCATTTTGAACATGATTCTTGATTCGAAGCATATTCTTACCAGCTCTATTACCAACTCCACATACTGCATGTTTTACACTGTTTAAATTTTCTTTAACAGTGCCTTCACAATATGCTTGAAGATGATAAGATTCTTCGAAGCTTTCTGCTTCGAAGTCATTTTCAAAAGCTTCCATCAATTGTTGATAATAAATAGATTTTTCAGATACTGGAGAGATAAATAAATCATATCCAGATTCTTTAAGAGATTGAGAAATCTCTACTAATTCATCATCTTCATAAAGAGAAGCTTCATTAACAACAAATCCAATTGTGGAATCATTGTCAATCATGCTAGCTTCACACACTGCTCCAATAGCTTTATGACCATTCGTAATACCATTGGAAGAACCGTATTTCACGAATTCTTCTAATTGGATTAGATTACGATTTAAACGGTCAATATGTCTAACAGGAACCATTTGTGCCGTATAAGCCATTTCGGATTCGTTTAAAGAATCAAGAGATTCAATAAAGTCGAATTCAGTAGATCCACGAAGATCTGATTCTTTTAGAAGCATATATAGTTCTCCTTTAATGACCACTATAATATATTAGAATAATCATTAATAAATAGTCCTTAAGGGGTATTTATATCTTAAAGAACTACAATCGTTGAATAACGTTATTGTATTGATTATTGGCACGTTTCCAATCATTCTTAGCATTAGCTAATTTTCTATCTTTACTAAAAGCGCCAGTAACCGCATTCTTAGCTTTAAAGAATCCACTTGCAATTTTATCTTTTAGCCAAGTAATAGCTCTTTTTAAATTAAGAATGATAGTAGCATACCAACCCTTTTTAGAAGCAATAGCATTTTGCTGTTCTCTAAGCTTTTGATTCAATTGGTTAGTAAGCGCTTTGATTTTAGCAGTTGCTGCTTCTACACTAGATACATCTTTGAAGTTTGGAATTTCTGCATTAACTGCTTCGGATAAAGTTTCTTCAGTAATCCAAGATACTTTGTCTTCATCAATCGCTTTAAGTTCTTTAGTAACTTCAAATTCTTCTTCTAAAGTATATTCTTCACCAAAGAGAACCAAACTTGCAAGTCCTTGTTCTAATAAATCATTTTTGATCATAAAGTCTAATTCTTCATTAAACTTTTCAACCATAGTACTTGCTGTTGCTTCTCTTGTAGATAATAAGCTCATTATTATAATCCTCCTAATCTTTCTTCATATATTGATTCTCTGTAGCACCATTATCAATTTCATCAATTCTAATTTGAAGTTTATTAATAACGTCTTCAGTACTTGGGAAATCATAAGAACCTGTTGGGTCTATATGAACCATATGAACGTCTAGTACTTGTGTTTCTTTATTATAATCATAAGTTCTAGAAATAGCTTCAGAATATTCTAAAGTAGCTTTCAATTGTGGATCCATATATTTTCCATAAATTTGTACAAAGGTTTTATAATCCCCATATACGTAATTTGTTGGTATGAATAGGTAACCGTTATGAACAAGCTCATGAACAGTCTCTGATAATGGTATTAATCCAACGTTTAATCTATAATGATTAAACATGACTTCTTTAGCTACAGCATTCTCAGAAATATTTTCTTGGCAAGCAACTCTCTTAGCATAAATAGTAGTTACTAAATCAAACAATGTTAATGGGGAATGGTGTATATGAATCTTAATAGAATAAGTATCGACATTATTTACGTTCTTATAAAAAGAACAACTAGTCATATCAATACAGTTTCTTAAATATTCAATATATTTCTTATAAGATCTAGAAGATCTACAAATACGTTCAATGTTTTTGAAGTACTTCATTAGATCTTTTTCATTAGTAAAATCATAATCAGCTATATCAAAAGACGGAAGATGATCTAGAGTAATCGTCTTTTTAGCATTAGGTAATTCGAGTTCATTATATCCTCGCATTTTATAATATCACCTCCTGATATTACCACAATGTCTAGGATCTGTAGTGTCTATAACCAAAAGGAAAAGCTCTAAGTAGAACACTTATGTAAGTCATATTTTTTAGTATAATTTATTAACTTTGCAAAGGATGAAAATACTAAATGGGATTATATTCTATAAAGGATTTTGAAAGTGGAGGTATACTTAGCGAAGCATACGTTCCAAAATCAAAAGACCTAAAAAGAGCTGAGGAGATCTTAGATAAAATAAGAGCTCCTTACTTATTGAAAGATACTAGTGGGATAACTGGTATCGTTAAAATAAATGCAGAAAGATTTAGATCCATTTCCAGAAATTTATGTAATAGTAGAGATTGGAAAGAATTAGAAAATTGCCTAGAACGACAATTTGGATTTGAAGTATTTACTGTAAATATATTAAGAGAATCTAGTATAAATGCATATACAATGCCTGTAGCTGCTGATATTACTAAATTTGCTTCTTTTGATGATGTATTAGAACCTAATGGGTTAAAATACAAAAAATCTGCAAATATTAGTGGTATCTCATTCGTATCTGAAGGTTTATTGTTTAATTCTGCCTTTACATCTGGTCAGGTTTTATCAATAATATTACATGAAATAGGCCATAACTTTAGTCATATGGGTATAAGTTTCCTAACTTATTATAAAACAGGTATAGGTTTATATCATATTACTACATTGATGCTATCTCTATTTGATATTACTGATAGACGATTAGTTGGTCAAGATGGAAATGAACTTGATGTAGTAGATAAATTATATGAAATATTCCAATATTTAATGTATGGGACTAATTATGGTAAAGAACTTACTGCTAAAGTAAAACGTAATAAAGAATATAAAGATTATAATACTATATATGATGCCATTTTGGCTGCTAAGGCTATACGAAAAGATGTCACTTATATACCACAAAGTTTCAAAATGCTGAAAGAGTTTATAAATATTATATTCTCCAACCCAATTTTGAAAATGTATAAGTCTGTTTTACGACACCAATTCGAAAATCTTGAAAATAATATGGGCACTATAGCTAAAAACCAAGCTGCCAATTATTTATCATTTATGGATGAATCATTTGCTGATAAATTCGTAGCTATGAATGGTTATGGTGTAGAATTTGCAGGCGCTGTTAAAATATTAGAAGCTGAAAGTTTATCTTATGGTATAACTGGATTTGCGGATAAGCTTCCATTAGTTGGTCATGTGTTTGCTTTAGACCATATTATTGCCAACTTCTTTGGGACTATTTTGTCAGGTGAGCCTCATCCTACTGCAACCTCTAGAGTAAAAACTCAAATAAGTATCCTTGAAGAAGAATTGAAAAATCCAGATCTTACACCTAAAACTAGAAAAATTATTGAACGGGATCTCAGAGATATTAAAAGAGAAACTGAACGTATTGATGAATTGTTGTCTAAAAAGATTAAAGTTACAAATTCAGCATTCAGATATTACGTTTTATTGTTTAATAAATTGATTACGGCTATCCAACCAGATGGCGATATTCGCGAATTTTTGATGCGCGGAGTTAATAGTAATGCTACTATTATGAAAAAACTCAAATTTAGTGGAAGCGATTTTACAAGATCAATTCCTAGACCTGATAAAATATTAGGAAGTTTAAAAAGAGATTTGATTAAAATGTAAAGGAGAATTAATAATGTCTTTATTTATTATGAATGAAAATTACGAATACGATGAAGTCACTGCGTTCTTGGAATCTTTAGAACAAGACATAGAATGTGTTCTTACAGAAGCTGCATTGAAACAAAGCAGCAAAGCTGTTAGAGATGCTAAAAGAGCTGCTAGATTTAAAGTTAATGATTTGAAACAAGAACCAGCTAAAGTTGAAGCTGATTATGAACAAGGTTTCAAAAGCATTGATTCTAAAAGACGTCGTGGCTTAATTCAAGACTTAAGCGATAGAAACAATTCTATCAATAAAGCTGATGAAGATTACAATGCAAAACTTCAACAAAATGAAGCTCAATTGAAAAAAGTAATTGAAAGCAAACCTAGATCTTGGGTTGAAAGAAAATTGGTTCAATTCAAAGCAGCTTTACGCCGCTTCAGAAATAAATATGGTACAGCTAAAGATGGTAAATCTAAAACTATCTTGCAAAAAATCATTTCCACTTTAACTCGTATTATTTCTTGGATTACTGATAAAGTATTAAAAGGTGCTAGATTCATTCAAAATAAAGTACTAGGCGGGGCTAAGAAAGCTGAAGCTTATAGAGAAAAATTCAGAACTGCTAAACAAGCTAAAGGTTTCTATGACCAAAATGCAGCTGACGAAAAAGAATCTGCTATAGATCGTGCTAATAAGAAATTATTGGCTAGAAGAAAAGGTAGAGAAAATATCGCTAATAGAGATCTAGATAGATTGACTTATGATCGCGATCAAAGAATGAGAACCAATGAAATTGGTATGAAAAAATACGAAGCTAGTAAAAATAGACGTAAATAATTGACTAATATTATTGGTTAGGGTAAATAATTGACTAATATTATTGGTTAGGTAGGAGATTATAATCTCCTACCTAATTTTGTATAATAAGACAGGATAAAGATATAATGAGTTTATTAAAATTAACTGAATCCTCTGATTCTTTGTTCGAATCTATGGATCTTATTCTAGAAAATACCAATGGTGGCGGATTAAAAGATAGATTAGAGGAAAATTTATTAGATATTGAAGATAAGATAAAACAGTATGAAGCAGAATTGAAGGATACTATAAATTCTAAACCAAGATCTTGGTTAGAAAGAAAATTAGTTGAATTCAAAGTAAAGCTTCGTAAATTCGAACTTAAACATAAACTTACTAAATCTAATAAATCTAAATCTATTCTTCAAAAAATTGTATCAATTTTGACTAGAATTGTTAAATTTATCACTGATAAATTGCTTAAATTTACAAGATATGTAACTGATAAATTTGGCAGGCGTGACGAAGGAGTTAAAGCATCTGAAAGAGCGCAAAGAAGAAATATGATACGATTTAATAGAGATAGATTAAAAAAATACGAAGATTATAGGGATTCGTATAAAAAAGATATAGACTGGCTAAAAAAGGAAAATGATAAATACAATTCTTAAATTATTAGATAAGAAAAAGAGAAGGGAGGGTTTGAAGTAAATTAGTTTATATAAAATAAATGAAAATTGCTGTTCTGAAGAAGCCCTTTTGGATAGTATATTGAATGAAGGATATTTTGAGGATTTCGACGAACCAGATGAATCATTATTTAAGACTCCTTCTCCACAAGAATATAAACGATTAGATGGTCTTTATGATAAATTAAGACGTGTCAAAGGTAGTTTAGCAGATCTAGCAAAAGATAGACCTACTAGCTGGTTAGAGTCTAAACTAATCGGATTTAAGAGAATGCTTACTAAATTTAGAGTTAGACATTCTGCTACTAAAGGTAATAAAGAGAAAACTATCTTACAAAAGATTATATATGTGATTACTAATATAATCGGTTGGATAAATAATCAGCTTATTAAAGCGGCAAAATTTATAAATAGATCCGCTAAAAGTTATGATGCTGAAAAACGTTTTGATAGAGAAAGAATTAGAAATATTAGAAAAGAAATAGATGATGAAAGCAATAGAATTTATAATTCTTAATATAGATAATGGAGAAGAATAAAAATGGCATTATATAGATTAAACGAATCGAATAATATTTCTTCTGCTGAAGTTTTATTAGAACAATTTGAATCATTTGTTCTATATGAAGAAATGAAAGTTGAAGAAAGAAGTTTAGATTCTCTAAATAAACAACAGAAAGAACAGCAAGAACAGCTTGAAAGATATGATAAAGAAATCAGTTCTAAAGAAGCTGAATTGAAAAAGCTTATTAATGAAAAACCAAAATCTTGGCTTGAAAGAAAATTAGAATCTTTCCAAGCTGCTATTGAACGTTTTGAAGTTAAGCATAAACTCACTAAAGATAACAAATCTAAAGGTATTATTAAAAAGATTTTATCTGTACTAACCCGTATTGTAAAATGGATTAATGAAAAATTATTACAAGGAACAAGATGGGTTGGAAATAAGTTCTTTAAACGTGAAGAAAAACTTAAAGCCCATGAAAAGAAAATTTCTGCTATGGACCTAGACTTAAGGCATACTAAAGCTAAAAGAAATCTAAAAGCTGGCAGTCTTGATTCTACTAAAAGTATGATAGAGAAAGCAAAAAAAAATGGCAAAGGCAAAACTAATGATTATACCTTTACAGGAAAAGAAACCAAAGAAGAATTTGATAAAATGATGACAGATAAAAATGGACGCATTGTATTTAGATAAGATAGGATAAGATATGCCATTATTTAAATTAAATGAAGGTTTAGAAACAGTTGCTCACAATGCACTAGGAAATTTATTTATGGGTGATCATACTCTTGGAACAAAGAAATGGATAGGAACCATGGATCCTAATCTAATTCCAGGAGGTTTGAGAGATAAGTATGATCAGGAATATTTTAATAAATATTACAAGATCAGCTCTTCTGTAGAATCTAAATTACATCAAATGATAAAAGCTATCCCAAACGTTGCTATGTTTAGCAAAAGTAAGGGATATAAATCAAATGATATATTTAATGACTTTTATGGATCTAATGCAAAAAAAGAAGATCAATCTGCAATGCATTTGAAACATAAAGCAAATGAAGTTAATCTTACTACAGCTACTGCTTATAAGATTTTACACTATGGAGATAAATTTGCTATAGTGTTCTTTATATTTGATAATCATAATATCAGATCTGCTAAAGTTATTACTAGCAGAAGTCCTGGTAATTATGATGCTACAGATATCCATGATTTCAAGAAGATCAATCCTTCTTCCTACACTAAACCTAAATAAAAAAAAATAAGAGGAATACCGTAATGGTATTCCTCTATTATTATCTCATAATAAAATCTTTAAAAAGATCAAATATATAGGATATGAATTGATAGATTTCAAAGAATATAAACATTATAATCCCAGATAATATAAAACCGCCTGTATGTTTTATCGTAGAATATGGTTTAATAATATTTGGTTCCATACTCCAATTTCGATCAGTGTCAGCTGGTGGTTTGAATTTATAAGGGCTATAACCTTCGAAATCTTTACTAATGAGGCTATCTGCACTATTATTATTAAGCCAATTTTCAGTATTCATTATAGACTCCCTCCTCCTATTAAACATATAAAAGTGCGGTATATATTATAAGAGCTATTGCTACTAAAAGAATCATGATAGAAAGTAATTGAATATTAGTTCCTTCCTTACGATTTATTATTATAGGGAGACGGCGCTCTACTAGATTAGAATTGGCAACCATATCTCTAATATCATCTACTTCTACATATTCATTATTTTTATAATATTTATATTCACTACCATGACCTAATAAATATAAATCTTTTATATCAGATACATTAGCAGCGCTATAAAGAGATATAATCTCTCTACTGTAAGAATCTTGATGGGAGAATATTTCATACCTGCTAAAAATATAGACTTGTTTAGAAGCCAATAGAGTTTTAAAATAAGAAAGTAATAGATTTTCTTTGATATTAGATTTTACTCTATCAAACATATCAACCATTTCATCATTATTATCTTTATACCCATTAAATAGACATTTACATTTATCTATCATAATGACAAGTTTGTTCTCATCAGAATCTATTTTAATATCTCTTGTAACTTCTCCCATTTTAATAGTATAAATTTTCATATTATTAGGATCAGTAGATACTTCTAAAGTTTTTAGATAATTAATATATTCAGAATTTTTTACTTTATAAGTAGATATCTTATAGATATTATCTAAGTCATGATTTGAAATAGGATCGGTTCTTATTATTTTTATTGATGGAACTGGATTCATCAAAATACCAACAGGATCTTTGCTATCTAAATATTTCTCAGAATATGATATGAAATATATTCTTGGAATGATACGAACCCATATATGTTCTACGAAATTATTCAGTATCCTAAAAGCAGTATCAAAGAATCTTTCTATATCCATATCAGCTTTATTCATGAACTGAACAAAATCTGGATGTACGTCGCTATCAATAGCTTCTAAATCATTACTATAATTATCAGAAAGTGCTTGAATAGTCTTTAGATCTACAGCATAAATAACGTCTAAATATTTAATCTCTACTCCTCCCTGTCCAGGATCTATATCTTTATAAAAATAATTTATTGGAGTTGTCTTGCTAAAATCTAGCAAGTCATCATTTGTTAGAAGCTCATCTCCTTGTTTAAATAAAGTCATTCATTATACCTCCTTTAAAATTTTAAGAATAGCGCCAATCCAAGCATGATTAGTATAGCAATTAATATTACTGCTACGAAAATTCCAATAGCTTTTATGGTGGCATATTCTTTATTAAGTTTCACTATTTCATCATTTATCTTATCTATAGATACAGTTGTCATTTTTCCTGCACTCATAGTTAAAGAAACAAATTTAGCCAAATCATTTCTATTCTTTTCTATCATAGTATCATGAATGCTAACTTTATGCTCTAAATTTATCAAACCATCTGTAATATGAGATATATTAGTTTGCATTCTAATAAATTTAGATTCTATTTCGTTCATTTTTCTACCCCCATAAAAGAAAGAGAGATAGAGGAAATCCTCTATCTCTTATATTCGTTGTAAGAAAATACTATATTCCCACCAGAATTATATAAAGAGTCTATCATCTCTTGAGATTCCATCTTAAGAATTACAATATCAGTATTAGATAAATCTAATTCATTATTATGAGAGATAATTAAGCATTGATCGAATCCAAGATCATTCATTATCTGTTCAATAAGAATAGAGAATTGAATACGATTCATGCTATCTAGATTATCATCTACTTCATCTAGCTTGATAATATTGTATCTATTAGATGAGTTTCGTAATAATACAAATGAGATCAACATAGAAATCATAGATAATTGACTATCACTCATTAGAGATATATCTTCTCTTACTCTACCTTCGCTATCGGCACAAGGAATATTGAATTCATTTTCATTAATAATGAATGGCTGTAAAGCAAACCTACCACCAAATAATAATCTGAGAAGTGTATTAGTAGTATTTAGTATACTATTCATAAACACAGACATGTATACTGTTTGGATACCATGGATAGAAGTATACTTCTTAATCATTTGAACTTCATTATATTTAGCAGCATACTCTTGAGAATCTCTCGTGTATTGTTCAAATAATACCATACGATATTTATTCTCTTCAATAGCTTTACTAATAGCTGGAAGATCTGTATTTTGCAATGCAGATAATTCAGATGCTCTTCTATTGAGCTTATCTGTTAAATCTTTGATAAGAACAGTATTCTTTTCCATAGATTCGATTTTATTTGTAATCTCATTTAATTCTACAGAAACTTCCTCAAATTTCGCTTTATTTATCTTAGCATACCTGATACTGTCTAGTACCATTTCTATTTCCATTTTGCTACTTCTAATCTTCTCAATTTCGGCGAATATGCTTAATTTAGAATCACGGATAATAGATAAATTCTTCAAATCAGTATCTATTTTTTCTTGCAAAATTCTTATTTCAGAATTTGCAGAAATTAATTTTTCTTTAGCACTTTCATAAGAATGAAGATCTTCTTCTAATGCTGATACAATCGTAGAGATATTTTTAAATTCTTGATATTTATCTACAGATTCGAAATTCAATCTTATTCCATGCTCTATATTATGATATAAAGTATTTATAGAATCCAAAGATTCTGTTCCAGGGAATTTTCTGATAATCTTAGACATTGACTGAATATATTCTAATATAGATTTCATTTCATAAAGACACTGGGTCTTTATCATATTTTCTTCTGCTAAATTCTTTGCAGATTCAATAGCATCTAATGTAGAATTTATTTTGGTAGATAAAGAATATAAAGACTGTCTGCTTCGTAAAGCATTTTTAGCTTCTACTACGTCTTTAATAAAAGGACAATCAGATTTATGATTACAATCGTCAGGTATTTTATTATAATCTTTGGATCTATTGTTTAAGAATTCCACATCACGTTTTTCTGTTCTAAGATCCTCTAATTGCTTTTCCAATCCTGATAATATTTCAGTATGATCTAAAATAACTTCTTTCTTACCAGTTCTTAAGGAATTCATAGATTCTTTTCTTACTGTTTCGGAATAAGTTTGGAAAATATTCTCTACTGTAGAATTGAATTTTTCTATAACAAGTTTTACTGTTTCGTAATCTTGCTCAGAGATATCCTTGTATGTTTTAAATAAATGAAAATATGGCTTATAAGATTCTAATTCTTTCTTAGTAGATTCTATCTTAGAATTAAGATCATCCATATGCTCTTTATTATAAAGAGAATCTAATTTGATCGTTAGCTCAGTAATGTTATTATTAATTTTAGATTCCTCATCTAATAGCTCTTTTGCTCTAGAAGATAGCATCTCTTCATTAGCTTCATACTTAGCCATATCTTTTTCATATTGGATAAGTTTCTCTTCGGAATACTCCTCAATATCTGGAAGATCTCTTATTTCTTTTTCAAGTATAATCTTTCTCATAGAAAGATTCTTGTAATCATCTAAGAAGTTGCCACTGCTATCAAGTCTAGATAACTCCGCTTTGATAGTTGCTATTTCACTAATCAAACCATTCTTCTTGTTATCCAATTCTTGTAATGCTACAGTATCTTTCTTGATAGCATCTTCTACAATAGCTATATTACCTATTTGAGATAATTTTGTTACATATGAATCTATAATAGATTTCAATACTGTAGATTTAGTAGTGATCAATTTATGAATATTATTGAAAGCTGCTAGAGATGAGATAATAGAGTTTACATATCTCTTTCTCTCAGATGGTTTTAATCCACCTAATCCCTTTTTATTTGCTGATAGTTGGGATAGAGTAATAAAGTTATCATCTATTCCAAGTATATCGTATATTACTTCTTTAGCAGTAGTAATATTATTAGATGGATTTAGATTTTCTATACTTCCATCTGGATTGAGTCTGTTAAGATAGCATTTGGTTGGACGGCGTATACCATCTTTTACAAGAGACTCATATTTGATATTCAATATAGTTTGAAAATCAGTTTCATAAGCTATTTCTTTAATAGCTGTTTTATCAGGAATATAATCGATGGAAGAATCAGCTAGTGGTGTTAAGGCTTTAAATATCGTAGATTTACCAGTACCATTATCACCTTTGATAATTAGTACTTTATGAATACATTTTGAAAAGTCTATTTCGATACTAGATAGACCCATACCATTATATATTCCTATATAGTTTTCCAACCTAAGACGTAATAATCTCATAATTGTTCTCCTATACGAATAGATCATAGATCATTTTTATCAATAACCCAAGACCCCATAATGTGGATAACCACAATGCTATGATTGCAGTTTTAAGAAATTTATCACTTTCTTCACTTTTGTAAACATGTTTTGATAGAAATAAACAGAGCTTTATAAGTAATGAAACTGATATGAAGGCCAATCCTATCATTAGTAAATCAATACTTAAAGTTATATTTCCATTTAGCAATGTTACAAAGCTATGATTTATTACTTGACTACTAGAAGACAATATTTCACCTTCTTTAGAATAAGAATAAATAAGATACTGTATATAAAAATCCCATCACTAATAAATACATAAGAGTTAGTAATAAGAATGATACAAAAGTTAATACAGTAATCTTATATGGGATATTGCAAATCTTATGACCTCTTAGCCTAGCTATTGTTATAAAAAGAACAGCAATAAATGCTGAGATCACAAAGATAACTGGAAGCATATTTTCTGTAATTGTATAAAAGCTCATTTAGATAATTAATCCTTTCAATATAGATATTTCCTAGTTAATTAGAAGTCTCCAATATCGTAAGAGATAAAAAAGATAGAAGCATTACGCTTCTATCTCTTGTTCTGAATTATCCATCCACTCATTTTCAAAGTTTTTAACGATGGTTGCAATTTTTACAATTCCAGGAATATTATTGTGCCAAGAATCATTAGATTCATTAGCAAAGGCAATAATATCTTTAATACTTTTTGCCATATTATAAACATGCTTTACTGTTTTATCTTGAATTTTGGTATCATTTTGATCCATACAATGACGATAGATGAAGAAACCAGATTCTTTATCAAAAGGAATTTCTTCTTCAGAGTTTAATTTCTTTTGGAATTCCTCATCAGTAATACCTTCTATTCGAGGAGATACTTGGTCAAATAGTGATACATATACGCTTTCTATAGTTAATAGAATAGGAATAATGATTTTGTCTAGATCAATAATACCATCATAAGCATATTCGATATATCTAAATAAAGCTGCGTGCTTAATCAAGACCTCCATAAAGATCATATTCTTAGTATCTCTATATAGATCTAATATTGGAAATACACCATCAGTCATTCTCCAATACTCAGTAAGCATATTAATATAAGGCAATTCTTTATATTTGATTTTAAGAGGATTGCCTTTTTCATCATACGCCACTGCAAGATGCTGTACTAATTTATTCAATTCATCTTCTAAGATTATAACCGTAGAATCAGTTGGAGAGAAATCGGAGAATTGGATGAATGGGTTTCTAATAATATCTTTATCTTTCTCAAATTTCAATCCAGATACGAAATAGTATTTAACGGCTGCCACATTTAATTGGTTAAATTGATCTTTAGAATTCTTGAAATTGAATTCTTCAAAGTCTAATTTATCTTGTCTCATAAGACATTCATCTCTATTGATGATTCTATCAGATACTCTAGATTCAATAATAGTTAATATCGCTTCTCTAAGACCAGAGTGTTTTGGGATATTATTGATAGTATTGATTCTATTTAATTCTGATACAAAGAAGTTTGTGAAAGAAAATGGGTCCGTTGTTTTAAATGAGCTGTTCATATTTTTTCTCCTTATTTATAACTTAAGAAAATACCGTAATTAGGAAGTGCAATATAGAAAGATTCGATATCAATATCTTTTCTTTCAATATATTCAAAAGAATCAATGATGATAGTTCTTTCATCTTTATTATTTCTTAGATTGTATATTTCCCGATCACTATAAGTTAAGCTAAATTTTAATAAATTATATTCATCTGGTAAGAAGTATAACAACCATAATGGAATTAATAAGAATCTATCATCTTCATTGTTTCTATCAAATCTAAATCCTTTATCTTCTAAGAAGATGAATTGTTCTATGCATTCTTTTGTTATATCAACTCCTTTTTCAGGATCTAAAAAGGATTTATTAAATTTAGAATTTAGTTCATAGATATATCTAAATAATTTATCAGCAAATTCTCCCATTTCAGAAATTACATTTTTTAATTCTGGATCGACTGCTTCATTGTTTCCAATAGAGTCAATAACTCCAGAAATCATACAACCTATTGCATGTGTCTGCATAGCATTTACTGCTTCTTTTAGAGAAGCGCAATCTTCAATCTTTTTCATAATAAAATCTCCTTTAATTTTAAAAGAACAAAATAATGTGAGTAGACCGTTATAGTCTACTCACTATTATAGTATATAATTATATGACTATTTGTTCTTTCTAATTCTAACGGCTATTCTATTTGCAATCATAGCTCTATGCCTTCTACCTATGGTTCTAGATACTTTCCATCCAATAAAACAATTTAATTGTAAATGTTTTGTAATAGGCATATCAGACTTCCATACAAATGGTCTATCTAATAACCATCTGTATCCTTTTTCATGGCCATAGTACTGTTTCTTCTCTGGAGAGTCAACATAAACCATCTTAGAGTTATCAACCCAAGTACCGAAGATATAGAATGCAAATCCATATGCACAGTTTCTTGTTAACCAACCAACTCTGCAGAAGTATCTTTTTATTCTATCTTTTAATGGTAGTTCTTTAAAGTTTGCTACATAATATCTTCTTCTACCAAACTTGTTAACTCCACCTTGGTATTCTCTATTGTATTTATCGAAATCATATCTAATAAACTTAGGAGCTACATTCATAATATATTCTCTATTATCTATACTATCATCCCAAGTTTGCCATAGATGCCAGATACCTTTGAGTTCGCCATCTTCATCAGCAAATAAGACTGCAAACCAGTTTGTTAGATAACAAAATAGCATAATAAGAAGTTGAAATGGAAGAAAGATTAAAAATTTAAGCATAATATTCCTTTCATAAAAATAACACTAGTCCTCTACAATATAACCGAGTATCTTGATGTCATCTTTACCTTTAGCCATTTCTTTTTCTTCTTCTGCAATCTTATAATAGTTAATAGGATATATTCCATCCATAGTTCTCTTCATTACAGACTGATATCCACATTCACAAGCATAGAGTATGTGCTCTTTAGATTTAACGAGTTTATTTGGATAAGTACCTATCTCAGTTAGACCATATAAGCGGTATTCTGACTGAAGCATTACTAATTTCTTTCCACATCTAGGACATATTCCAAACTCATTAGTAGTTACTACTTCTTTCATTTTATCAATTCTCCAATTCTAATTATTGTATAATTTGCATTATTCGTTTGTCACCTTTTGCAACCAATACAGAATCAGAAAATTTGATATCTTTCATAGATTTCAATTCACAAGTAAATGGTTTAGCAACTCCATTTACTACAATTTTTCTTAATCTAAGATCAGATACATTTCTTACATTATGGATTTTCATTTGTTGTTCTAATTGAGCTCTTGAGTAAACCCAATATCTCATATAATAACTTTCATCTGCCATTATAAAATCTTTCCCTTCTTCTATGATCAATTCCTGAATCATCATATATATTATTCATGTAATTAGCCATATCTTCTAATGAAGTAAATGTTTTAACTTGAAATCTTTCAAGCAATTTTACAGTAGCATCAATAGATTTCATTTGTGGAATAGTAAACTTACTTCCATCATCTTCATTTAAGAAGCATACAAATGTTGTATAAGGCCGAACGTGCATACTATGAATCATTTCTACAATAGAAAAGAATCCAGTCATCTTTGGAGTAATACAGTATACTAAATACTCATCATTAGCTTTATGATACTCTTCTTCTCTTTGTGCTTCTTCATTCCAATCATCTACAACTGGATTGAATGGATCAAATCTACTATTTAGCATAGGAATAAATTTATCTCTCCATTTAGACCCATTGCAAGTTCCACCTAAGAATACTGTAACCATATCAACTACAGTGACTTTTGTTTCAGCAATTGGAACTCTATTTGGTGCTGGGATTGGTGTTGCTGAAGTTGGGCTGATAGATATATCTGGTGTATTAAAAAGCATTTTCATATCCTCCTCTTATATATTATTTTTTTAGTGCTTACTCATAGTGTCATCGGTATTTGTAATAAAAAAAATAAGAGGATAGTGGCAAGCACTATCCTCCCAATTCTATTGTTTATGGAAATCTTTTAACTGTAATTCTGGAACTGAATAATCTGGTTCTTTGAATAGTTTCTTATTAAACTCTACTACTTCTTTTAAAGGATTTTCTTTCTTGAACTCTCTATATTGAGCTTCTAATCCTTTTCTCCATGTATTAGGTTCTTTAGATTTTTGATCATCTCTAAAATAACCATGAGGTTTCATATCAATCAATGGAACTATCATTGATGTAGCACCAGGATCTGTAGGAGATGATGCAGACATGTCTGCTATACCAATATTTGAAGTATGACAATATCTATACACATCTGGAATTGCATTATTACCAGATTCACCAATACCTTGAGGTCCTTTATAAGTATATTTCAAAGCAAGGTATGAATCATTATCCGTAGTGATATCTCTAAAGTTAACAAGGTTACAGTTTGTAATCTCATTAATCAAGAACATAGGATCTGTATTAAGACGTTTCTTAACAGACTTAATATCTACTTTATCACCCATATCGGATAATGCATAGATTGCTTTAGATAATCTAGGAGCATAAAGAGATGCAATGTATTCTTCACATCTTAATCTCTTAATAGAAATATCTAGATTATCTTTAGCTAGCAATGCGCTGTATTCATACATTACCCATCTCAAGATACCAAAGATAGTATTCTTATCTTGTTCTGGCAAACGTATCTTCTCTACAGTAGTCTTATCATAGATAAGTTTAAGAGAAGTTAATACAGAGATACCTTTATTTCTAGGAGTACTTAGATTGAACTTTCTTCCCAAAGAGTCTAACCAGAATTCTCTAGAATAAATGAATGGTATAGTAGCAAATTTTCTTGGGAATTCATTGCATAATTCTACCATTACATGTTGTAATGCTGGATTCATATGCAATATATTCTTAGGACAGCTTACAAAGATTTGGCTAGTCTTCTTAGGTAAGAATGTATACCAGTTATCATCATTAGGATCAAAGTCTGTTATTCTAACAAATTGATCTAATCCTAAAAATTGTAAACCTCTAATCAATCCCATTTCTGCAAAGATATATTTTACCATAGGTACAGATTTCTTAAAGATTTCCGCATCATAGGTTATTGCCATTACTTTGTTTTCTCTTACATCACTCAACTCTATGATGTGTCTAAATACACGAATAGGTTGGAATGGAGATTTTACAGTAAGCATCTCATATTTATGATTCGATGTTCTATTATTGTAAGTAAATGCATCTACTATTTGATACATAGCAGATCTTACATTGCCATTGATTTTAAAGTAGAATTTCTCTATTACTTTAGGAATGGCAATGATGATATCAAACATTTCTCTTCCATCAATAGCCTCAATATAATATGTAACGATAAGAAGTCTAAGATCAGATTCTTTTAGATCTATGAAATCATATCTATTATCTGTAGAAGCTTTGAGTTTAGAAGATTTGCTAATAGCATTAGCTTGATATTGTTGTAGGATATCTATAATTTGTTTATAATCATCTACAACTGTGAAGTTATGTACTTTGATTGTAAAGTAACCATTTACTCCCATTTCACGTTCTATTGATTTGATGATATTCTCTAAGTAGTATATAATCAAATCATCTGATCTAACAAATAGATCTTTATTGAATTTTTCTCTATACTTATTATCATAATTATAGATAAATTCTCTTTGATTCATCTTCTCCTCCTGCTAATCAATGGTATCATTTATACAGGTTGTGAGTTTTTCTCCAATAGGATTTGGAGCATTTTTCTTATCTTCAAATGTAACAGATGCTCTAATATCAAAGATATCACAGAATCTTTTCAATTTAAAGAATGTAATACTATGACCAGCTAAACCACGAAGGTCATTTGAATAGTCAGAACCAAATCTAGGTTTGTAGTTTTCTATGTCAATAGATTTCTTAGCGATTGCTTGTTTAAACAATGCCATTTCTGGAGTATCTTCTTCTTTAACGATAGGAGTATAGATATTATTAGCAGAGATTAGAATAGTACGTTCTTGTTGTTCTAACTTAGCTTGCTTTTCTATAGCATCTCTGAGATTTTCGACATTCTCAAAATCGATGATATTCTTAGCATCGTAATCTTCATGATTTACATCTTCTGGATTAGAATATACTAATACAGGACCAGCATCATATACATTTACCATATCTCTAGTAAATTTAGTATTTACTGGGTATACGGTATCTCCAGATACTACAGCAGTATCATCAGCAAGATCTTTAGAGATTTGTGGATTTAAAATAGATCTTCTTATAAAATCATCTTGGTCCATAACATCTAAGATTCTTTTGCCTATTTTCATTTTCTTCATAATTATATCCCCTATTCGAAAAAATTATATCAAAAATGGTAATAGACGGATACTGGTTGAGAGGAATAACCTCTCAACCAATTCCATTCATTTATTATAGATTATTTTTGATATGATAGATTAAAGATTCTGGAACAGCAACTTGTCTTCCATCTTCACATGTAAAAATGTGATCTTCATCTACTTGACGATTAGAAATATTTCTAATGAAGTTTCTTACTGCTTCTTTTTTATCTTCTTCTTCATCTGATTGAGCCATAGCTTTCATTAAAGCAATAACTGCTGCTTTCTTAGCTTCAGCATCTTCTCCATCACAAGGAACTTCAGATACATATACTGGAGTTTCGATATCGCTGTCTTTATGTCTATGGATATAAGATCTAAGACCATTTACAGGACCATTTTCACTAAGAACTGGGATGAGTTTCATTGGAGTGATATTAACAGTTTCGATAGGTTTCAAAGTATCGCCAAAATTAGAGCACTCACATGGTTCATCATCTGGATAAGGAATATATTGAGGAAGTTCATTCGACCCAGCTTCTTCCACCATCACAGATTCATTCTTAATAAGTTCTTTTGCAAGAGCTTGAGCTAAGATACGTTTTTCTTCATCGCTTTCAATATGAAAGACTGTATGTGTTACTTTCATAATAAATCTCCTTATTTATTAAGCACGTTCAGGAAGTTCTTGATTAGCTGCAACACCAGTATCATCTTTTACATGTTGTTTCAAATGTTCAGATGGTTCGATACCAATGTATACATTGTTACCAGCGATTTCACCAGTCATTGTGAATAAGTTAGTGAATTCCAATACAGGATCGATAGATACGTTAGAACGCATATAATCGAAGATCACATCTAAGATTGTGCAGAACAATTCTTGTGCAGAGCCTTCACAAATATTACCGTTATCATCTTTAGGCATGAATTTGAATACCAAACCATATTCATCATGTGCATGATCAGCAATAACTGCATAAGCTGCTTGAGATTCTGGGAATGTATATACTTTCCATTTGTTGTCGATATCTTCTTCGTTGAATGTATAATTCAAAGTCCAAGAACCTTCATCAGCACCTTCTTCTTCTTGTTTATGGAATTGAACGTATGCTGCAAAATGGAATTTATCATTCGCATCTTTGAATACCAAAGCTACTGGAGTATCTTTAGATTTGTTTTTACCCAAGAAGATAGCAGCACCTTCGAATAAGGATTTAATACAAGCTTCAGATACGAAGTCATTCCAGCCATAATCACGAGATGTGAAAGTTTTCATGATTTGCATTGGGATACTGGATTCAAGATAGTTCTTCATTTAAGAGTCCTCCTAAAAATATAATAAAAGATCTTTTATATAATCAACCCCGTCGGGATGATATCAAGATTATAGTGTATAACCAATTTAAAGGTTACGAATTAGTCATACACTGTATCAATTTTAATTACTTTCCATAATTGACTTTAAGAAACTGATCAGCTTCATCAGGAGTCATTATAAATGGATAGTAATCTTTAAAGCTTTGAAGGTTGTTATAATTAATACCACCTTCTACTGTAAGACCAGAAGCTTTCTTGAAGTTCTTTTCTTTAGCTTTAAATGCTTTATTTACATTACCAGATTCAAATCCAATATATGGTACTACCAATATAGCAGTAGTTCCAGTAACACCAGCATCTTCTCTAGCATCAAAACCAGCTTCATTAAATCTATTGGCTAAGCTATGATCTCTTAATCCAGAGAATCTGACTTGGGCTTTGTTATCTTCTTCACCAACTACAGTATATTCTATATTGAAGTTTGCAAAGATGAATTCTATATCTGGTCTAAACAATTCTATTTCATTTCTAATAGTTTCTACAGTTTTAGTACCAATACCTTTTGCTGCAGATATATGATTTAGAACTGTATCAGTATTCTTTAATAATTCTTGTATTGAAACATTCTTAAGAATTATCTTCCAAGTTTCAGCTCCTATAGAAGTAAAACCAATAGCTCCTAGAATTCTATAGTCTGGGAATTTGATTGTTCTCATTTCTTCTAATCTTTGAGAGAATTTAATACCATTAGCTTCACCAAGCTTTTCTATTAATACGTCTTTAGGAATAGCGTATAATTCTCTTAACCATTTAGCTCCTAAAGCTCTAATAGATTCGCTAGAGAAATCTTTTATATTTAGTTTCTTAAATAGATTAGTCAATCTACCTATTATCTTTTCTGGACAGAAGAAGTTAGTGCAAATAGCACTATTGCCAGAATCTGTTACTACTAGATCAGATCCACAACAAGGACACTTAGTAGGGAATTCTTCTAATGGGTTTGGATTGGTTAGATTAGAACTATCATCAGCTTTTGTAATATAAACTATTACATCATTAACCAATGTAAGGTTAACCTTATCGCCACATCTTAATCCAAGATCTAAGAATCTCTTCAAAGAATGAGCTGTTGTTTTATCATGAATCGCACCAAAAAATTCAACTGGTCTAAAATGAGCCATTGGAACTACCCTACCATCTTGACCTACAGAATATGTATAATGGGTAAAGGTAGAAACTCTTCTTAGAGGATTGAATTTGATAGCTATTGCATATCTAGGAACAGATCCTCTCTTTCCTAATCTTTGACGAATATCTTCATCAGCATATTCTATTACGACACCATCATATTGGAATCCCATATAATCTCTTAATTCATTGGCATTCTTTACAAACTGGCTTACCATGAATAATACTTGGGTATAATCTCCTTCTATGACTTCATGTCTCATAGAGATATTCTTAGTATAGTATTTATTTAGAAAATCTAACTCGGTTAATCTATCAACATTTAGAGATGATTCTAATGGAATAGGAGTTAGATAATCTCTATACATTCTAGCATCTAATCCACCAAGCAAACCTATTACACCATTTCTAGGATTAGCATAGGTTTTGCCAAAGTCTTGAGCTATGCGTTTTAGATTGTTATCAGTAACGATATATTCAAACTTAATACCAAATACCTCAGATTCATCTACTACACCTTTAGCTCTAGGAAATTCTAATCCTCCTAGTATTGGAGTTAGATCAGATGCTTCATTATTAGAAGTATCTCCTCTAGTACAAGCAAATACAACTTTAGAACCAGCTACTTCTTCTTCAACAGATACACCATCATATTTAAGAGAAGCTATGAGTTTAATATGATTTGGATTTATAATCCCTTGTTGAACGTGAGCTCCTAAGAAGTCTCTTTCAAAGATTTGAACTGTTCTATCATCTAATACACCATCAGTTAATGCATCTGCTTTTAAAGTATATTTGCACTTATCCAAAGTCCCACACATATTGTAATTACTAGAAACGTTTCTAGATCTCTTATTTACTAAAGTATCATCATGATGAACTACAAAGTCCTCTTCAATAGGTAGAGTATAATTTCTAGTAAGAGGATGGAAATACATCATCTTATCTTTATTAGGAATAATCCTTACTACTTCTTTAGGACCTTTATCTCCAGTTTCTAAAAGATCATAATTTTGTTTTACAGTATTCTCTGTTTTAAATACTATAGGTGGGGCACCAACTGGATATTGAATTCCTTGGACTTTGCACAATACTATCAAAGAATCATATATAGGATCTTCTAGTGGTAGTATGATATTAGCTCCATTATTATATAAAGCATTTGATATCTTTATGATAAGCATTATATCATCATAATCTTGTGAATCTATTTTTTGTTTATTTATACATTCCATAGATTTGTTTATCATATAATGCTTTATATTATCTGGAACTTCTGGGTTACCAGACATAATTCTATTATAAATATTATTTAATTCTGCATTCATATACATTCCTCCTTTCTTTAAAAAATAGATGTAGTAGGGAACTTAATCCCTACTACATTATTATTGTATATGATCATTTAGTCTTTTAAACCAAGTCGTCTAAGCTTTTCATCATATTCTCTATTACGAACATTTTCTTCATAGAGACCAGGAATGATTCTGATGACTTCTTTAGTTTCTCTTGATTCAGGTTTTTGTTTATTAAGAACTTTCTTTCTATAATCTTCAGCAGATTTGTATTTCATTCTAGTATCCTCATCAAGAACGTCAACTACAAACTTAGCTTTTCTTGGTAAGATATCAACTACATTCCTCAACATAGGATGGCGAATGTGTTTGAATAATTTAATAAATCTAAATCTACCACCAAGCTCTTTAAGATAAGCATGTAGTATTTGAGCAGATTGAGATTCTGCATCTTCATCTAACTCAATATCAAAGTCAAATGGATTTCCTGTAAGAAGTTTCTTATGAGAACGTCTTGCTTTAGGACTTGAAGAGTTAAGCATAAATTCTTGATAGAATTTTTCTACACCAAGATGTGCTGTAATAGTAGAAGATTCCATTTCACCAAAGATTCTTACTGGTGTGGAAGCAAATTTAGCGTTATGAACTTTACTCATTCTAGACTTAGAGTTTTCATTTCTAATATTAGTAGAAGCTAAAGATACTACAGAGAACTTTTCTTCTGCTAATTGTTTTAGTCTAGAGATATATTTAAACCCAATAACAAGTTTTCTTCTAGTAAGAACCATTCTATATTTACCATTAGAATCTTTTACTGGAGCACAAACGTTGCAATGTTTGTTAATGAATGGGAATGTATTATAGATCGTTGTGAGAAGATCAATACTCATTCCAGTAGAAATTGGCTTTAAGGATAACAGAATTTTTCCTTCATGAAGCATTTGTTGAATAAAGAGATTTCTCTTATATTCATTATCTTCCCAATCTGCATCATTCTTATCATAACTAAATTGGAACTGTTCGGCTAAAAAATATGCTTGTTCTGGATTTAGCAATTCTATATATCGATGGATTAAAGCAAATGCTTGATCATAAGACATAGCATTTGCATCCATCTGAGCACTGATATATTCTAATAATTGCCATCCAATATAAGTTACAGAAGTTTCAAATAACTGACCATCATTCAAGCGGTTGATACAAGTATTCATAGAATATAATACATCTACTGGCACCCATTTGCCATTTCTTAAATAATGAGGCATCATAGAGTCAGGCATTACTTTGGAGATAACGCCTTTACCACCATATCTATCTGTAATCTTATCGCCACTGTGAAGAGGTTTATTTTGTTGAATATAAACAACCATTGTGATATTGTTGAAAACTTTTTCACTAATGTATTGCTTACCATGAACTACCGCATCACAATTATAAAGCATCTTTTGAAGATCATAAGATATATTAATATCTTTTCTTTCTCCAGTAGTTTGATCATAGATCAAAGGGTTTACTGCAGCAACAAACTCTTTAGAGAATCTGATTGTCTCATCATAATATCTTTTAATTTGATTATTATAAAGAGAGTTTTCTAGTTTTTCAGGATTGTTACAATAAACATCGATGTCTATAACTTTACCTTCTACGATGTATTCTTTATCATTCATCATAGTAGTTTTCAATCTTTCCCAAGATTGAGTAAATAAAGCTTCTTCATCTTTAAGTTCTCTACGAACAGCACAAAGAATATTGTTCTTTACATCCTCATCAATATCTGGGAATGTTTTGTATTCTTTGTCTCTACCATAGAGATTAAGAAGGATATCATTATCATTAATCTTTACTTCTACTTTATCAATCAATGGAGTAACAAAGCGTTTAGAAGCAGATTCACTAATAACGATTGGGTCTTCTTTAACGTATTCGCAAGCCACATACATTGTGGATAAGTTTACACCTTCAGCACGATTATTGTATTCATCATAAGAAATTGTTTTCTTCATCACGTCGCCTTTGTGAATTGTTTTGCCAGGAGTGAGGCTATCCAAATAATCGTTGTTGTAGATATATCCATAAAATTCTGTAATATGTTTGTATTCGATACGTTCAATACAAGTTAATTCATTAAGAGTTTTGTTGTATAGAATCAACCAATATCTTCTATTAGGATCATTGCTGAATTTAGAGATCTTAGCAATAACCTTATAGTTATGCTCAGCCCTAATAAAATTAGAGCTGAGTTCACCGAATTGGTTTTCATATCCAGTAGATACAATAGGTACCTCTGGTTCTAACAACTGAGCAATTTGCTCCATTTGAATCCCTTGCATTATTTTTCTTGAACCAGAGTTGGTATTATTGAAAGGTTGTTTCAAGCCTTTGCAAAGCGTATACTCATGATTAGGCAGACGTTGCTCTATCGCCTCAATGTCTTTTGCTAGGTTCAGCGTTGTGTTAGATGTTTTCATATGAAATCCCCTGAATTCTTTAATTCCTAGATTAGATTAATAGCAAGCGAGTATTATAGTCACTATATAAGAGATCTAGCATAATCTTAATATCATCTTTAGAGACAGATTCGATATAATCGAATAAGTAGGAATAATTTACCATAATATGAAGTAGAGTACGTTCATTATCAGGATAAATATTCGTAATGATAGATTTTGTCGATCTTATACCATTGGAAACAGATTGAAAAGATGTATTTTCTTTAGACCCTGAAACAATTAATAGCTTTAATTTGTCTTCGACAGATTCATCATCGGAATAATCAGAGCATTCGTCTTCTAATGGAACACATAAACATGTGGCTGTTTTGTAGTTATCCATTTTTTCTAATTCCGAATCAGTCATTTTCTCCTTAAGACCATCTTTACATTTTTCCCTTAGATCTTCAATGGTTATGAACTCGCATTCAATACTAACATTCTTCATTGTTCTTTCCACTCCTGTAAATTAAAGAAAACAATTATGAGGCTAGAGAGAAATAGCCTCATAATTATAGTATATAGCCGTTAAATTGTTTAGACTTCGTAGAGAGCATCAGAAGATAACAACTCATCGGTATGAGATTCTTCTGCTAATTGAATAGGTTGTGGAATCTTTTTCAATCTTTCAAGAACAACGCTTAAGAAAGCCCCTCTGAATTCAGGATCTGATAAGACTTTTTCTCTAAAAGAACCATAAGAGAATTTATGAGTTTTATCAATATCAAATGATAATGATGCCCCACCACCATAAATAAGTTTATTTGCTTTTAAGTCTTCTAATAAGGACAACCATGGATCAAAGCCATTAGCAAAATCATATACTAATCTAGCCCCAAGTTTCTTACCAGAAGAACGAGATTTAACCAAAGAAATTTCTACAATAGAACCTTCTACTTTATACCCTTCATCAGCTTTCAATTTGGTTTTAGAATCTAATCGAATGATATTATTAGCTACATATGTAGCGGATCTACCTCTAGGTAAGCGTTCACCTTGTTTTAAATAAGGAACAGGATTTGCTTTAGGGAACATTGTCATTTGAACTTCTTCTAAGATATGATTAATACCAAATAGAATGATATTAGCTTCTTTGAGGAGTGGGATGATTTGTCTAAAGATACGAGTTAAGATTTGAGCTGTAGCAGCACCAGAGGATTTACCAGCTAATTCATCATCATCTGCATATTCTTTAGGCATAAGCATTGGAATAGAATCTAAGATATAGATAGTAGGTTCTAATTTCATAATAGGATTACCATACACGTCATTACGTTTGGTATCATATAAGAATTTATCAGGATTTCCTACTTTTAAATCATGAATCATTTTAATACGTTCATAAAAGTTTTCTGCTGTGACACCAGTATTACGAACGATATATCTTTTATTATACTCTTCAAGAGTAAATCCAGATAAAGATCTACGACGAGCAGTAGTCATACCACCTTCGATATTATCTTCAAAGATAGTAGTAGTTTTAAATTGTCTTGCAATATTTGCTGCAATTTGAGTTACAAGAGTAGATTTACCACAACCTGTATTACCGATCAATACATTATAACTTCCATCTGTAATACCCAGTACAAAGTATTGTTTCATTTCCCCATCTGGCATTTTTTGATCATTGATAAATCCATTGAGATAATCAAAGTTTAAGAACCCAGTAGGATAACCAGTATCTTCTTTTGCCTCTTGGCTCATACTATAATCCATTTTGGATACCTTGTCTCTAAACATTTGCTCCAAAATGCTATTTGTCTCAGCCATATTATTTCCTCCTTATAAGTATTTTAACCTCTATAATTCACACATCATTTGCGAATATAATATTGTGTCTCAAACTCTATAAATTTCTACAAACTGGATAGCAAGGGTAATTAAACCCTTGCTATTAGAAATTAAAGTATACTTCTTTTTTAGTTAAGTTATTTAGTACTGATACGATCTTAGGATATATATTTCTATCAATATCCTTTAGACTGAATCTTAAGTCTGTATGATCCAATGCTTCTATATTAATCATATTATAAGCTCTAAGCATCATTTCCTCAACAATGTTTTCTGGTTGAGATTCTATAATGTTTAGAATAGCTCTATTTATACAATTGGAAATATAGATTACTTCTGGAGTAATCCAATCATCATCTGATCTGTATACATAGTTATCTTTTAAGATAATCAAGAATAGTTCTGTTAGATCTCTAGTATTGTTGTAAATAGTTAAGAATAGCTTAGTAATCTTTTCTACAGATATAGCATTAGAAGGATCTAATCCTATACATACAATAGCAGAGTTTAATCTTATAATATTCTCATCTTGCCTAAAAGAAGACTTTCTAGCAACTGCTATATATGAAGCAGATACTTGATTGAATTCACAGTTATTAATAATCTTATGAGTCATATTATTATTAACAACAGTACTTAAGAAAGTATATAGTTTTGCCAAGTATTGATTTACTGGAAACATGTTGTATATCATATTATTACAATAAATACGATCTTCATAACTTAAAGCTTCTTCCATGCATACTTGAATTAGGAAAGTTAAAAATCTAGTATTAGATTTTAAGAACATTAATTCCTCAGATCTATCAATATACGACAAAAAAGATTTATACTCTTGTTTAACCAGTCTATATGCGAACTCGTCTGGTAACCGATCAAGGTTACCAAGACGTTTCGCTAATAGAGTTGGACCAGAATCTACTAGAGCATTACTTATTGAATAGAAATTATCTTCGTCTATCATATTCTAGTCCTCCTAATAGATTATAATTCGTCAGAAACTTCTTTATGGGATTTATCAGTTTCAGATTCTGTTTTCTTACCCATTTTGCTAAAGAAGCTTGATCTAGATGCTGCTAATTTTCTAGAATCTGTTTCTGTAAAGCGTTTAACTTTAGAGTTCATATCTAAACCATTTGCAGCAGAAGTATCAAAACTATGTTTGAAGAATCTGTCTTGATTCATATCAATAGATTCCATTTGTTTCTTATACTTATTATAAGTATTCTTGATATCATCATAAGGAATCTTCATACCAGATACAATAATATCAATATATTCTTCATCATGGTAGTTTTGAATATGTAAGAACAATTCATATGGTGTACCATATTTCTTTTTAAGAACATCAAAAGTTTGATCAATAAACCCTTGAGTCTTTTCACCACAATTAATAATGATACCAATACGTTTAGCAGAGCGTTCATTGTCTAAGCTATGAGTATCCAATACCATGTTTTCCAATGCTTTATTGAAATCTTCTACACTACGGATTTTATTCAATACAGTGTGTTCAATAGTCATGAAGCCTGGAGTGGTATCGATCTTATAAAGGTCTGTGTCATCAATATTATTTTCAGATGCAATAATATTTTGACCCAATAAGGTAGAGATACGTTTAGAGAATTCTACGTTAGCCAATTCTTCTGCTTTCTTACGATTACCTTCAGCTTCTTCTAAGAAAGATTTATTGGAAATAGCTTGAACAATGTAATCTTCAGAAAGATCATGGAACCAATCTACTGTATTTTTAAGACCACGAACGTCATCTTCAAAACCAGTAAATACAAACAACTGCACATTTGCTCCTACTACTTCTTTCATGTATTTTGCAATAACAGAAGAAGCACCGCAACCTGTACCACCTTCAGAAGAAGATACAATAATAACCATTCTGTCGTCTGGATCCATTAATGCATCTAGATTAACAGTATGATCAGCTAAAGCATCCATGATCATATCTTTAGCAAGATCACGTTCTTTACCACATCCTTTGGTATCACCAAATTCAATAGCGAATTCTTTGTACTTTTCAGGAACGTCGGCAAGAGTACTATTTAGAAGTAAGCAATCATTATCTTGAATAATTCCATCTTCTAATAATCTAATTACTGCTTTATTTCCAGCAGCACCAACACCAATAAGTTTTGCGTTTAACATTGGTAGTTAACCTCCATTTTAAATAAACAAAATTTATAGGTACACAATAGAGCTATTAGCGACACTACTAATCTTAGCAACCCAATTTGGGTCCGTAGCATATCCGCCACGCTTCATTGCATTTAATGTAGTGTACCCTTTATCGTAATATGTAGATTTAATCCACTTAGCACCATTAATGATACCATCTTCCATGCTTTCTCCCATAGCATGAGCTTTATCTGGATCGGAATCTATAGCATTGATTCCAAAATAATTATGTCGGTCATTAGCTATAGCGCTGTTGCCGAAACTTGATTCTATTGCAGCATGGGCAAAAATATATACAGGGTTTAATCCAGACTCTTTGGATGCCTTGATAAATATATCTCCATGCCCTTTAAATTTAGTTCCTCCAGCTACATGAGAGGAAAAATTATCGATGATCTTATTCATATCATCAGTTGTTATAGCTTTATTAGCTGCTAAATCTGTATCACCATTAAGACCTTGAGCCTTCATGTTATCTATTGATACTTTTCTTAAATATTGCATCTTATCTAACTTAGCTTGCTGTTGTTTATTAGACTCTTTCTGTTCATTTCTCATATCGTTAATTGTATTTAGTATTGCAGTAGTTGTATCTTTACTTTCATCTACTACCATTGATATTTCTCCAACCTTGTTTTCTAAATAATGGATCTTTACCATACAATACACATTCATTATTATAGATACGGCGAAACAAATCAGGACTCCTATAACTATTACAGCAGCTTTGTTATTCTTATTAGTATTCTTTTTTCTAGTTCTTCGTGGTCTCATTTCTTTGTATTCCATTGTAAAATCAACCATCCTTTCATCTTAGCCAAAATAATCACTCATAGCAATAAATGCTATGAGTGATATCATATCAAAATAGTTCAATATTTTATTGTTTGTCTTTTTGTTGTTCTTTAACTTTTTCAGCGTCTTCTTTAGTTAATTCAGTTGCACCGCAACCAAAGTCACCTTGTTCTGTAAGAGAATACACTTTTTCTTCTTGTTCTTTACACATTTTAAATTCCTCCTTTAAAAATCTAACCTATGAGATTCAAATTATTTAATGTAGCTAGATCTCTAATAATTTAATCTCATTATTATAGTATATATTTATACTGAAAATTAACCTTCCCTCTTAAGACCAGACTGTTCAGTATTACGTTTCTTAAGTGTTCTAGGAAGATAATCTTCTGTATTAACTAAGTTGGAGTTGATATGTGCACCTAATAGATATGAAGAGATAAGATTTCTTGCAAGAGAGTCATCATTCTCTACAGGAACGTCTTTTTGACTAACCATACCAGTTGTATTGATTTGATTATAGAACTTAGATTTAGCATTCATAGCATCAGCACGATATGTTGCAAGTTCTTTAATAGTTTCTGGTAGGTCAAATGTTACCATAGATTCAAACTCTCTATCAGTAGAGTTACCATTCTTATCAGAATCAATAAGCAAACCAGTTCTGTAATCACGTTTAGAGATATTTACAGAATAACCAGTTTTCTTTTGTACCATTTGTTTCAATCTCTTAAGAGTCATATATACTACAAGTACACTTTGAGATTTTACTGGAACACCATCTTTATTTCTGTATAAGAAAGGCATATTAACCTTTTCTTCAATAGGAACTTTGAGATAGTTTAATCCATCCATTATTTGATCAATAGTAGGATCGTTTTCAAATACCTTAGATTGAAACTTTAATGGGAAATCTTGATCAAAGAAATCGTAAAACTGTTTATCATTCATCTTAGCAAACTTAGCTTTATAGTACTCAGTATTTGCACCAGTCTTATCTATCATATCAAATACTTTGTAGATCTTTTCTTCTACTTTCTTTCTTGCTTCTTTGATATTTGCCATAGATTACTTCTTCTTTCTTCTTCTCATAAGAACTTCAAGACGTTGGTTGATCATATCGGTATTACCATATTTACCAACTACTTCATCAGTATCTTTTTCACCAGCATGATGCGGAGTAAGATTTCTATTATAGAACTTAAGCATCTTATCTGCTACAGTATCATCTTCGGTAGGAGTATCGAATTTATCTAATTGCTGACGACAGATCTTCAATTGTTCTTCTAATTCTTTACGAACTTTAGGATCTATATTCTTAGTATTCTTCAATTCGTATTCGATTTGTTCAATTTGATAAATGATACGTTTACGATTAGAAGGGTGAGGATCATAGATATTAGCCCGCATAGATAGGTCATCCATAATCTTACCAATACCTACTAAGATATTTACAATAGGAATTTGTTTAAGAGTTTTAGTAATCTTATACTCTTGAGGTCCTAGTTTCGTAAATGCAGCAGATAATTCAGAAGAGTATCCATACATTGCAGCAAATTGGTCTGCAAACTTTTCATCTACTTTACCATATTTGGTATTTCTATCTAAGATTGCTTTAGAGAAAGTATGACCGATTTCATGAAGTACGAAAGACATAAGTTCTGGAATGGTGATATAGCTAGTAAAGATAGCACCAAGATTTAAACAAACCAAGAGGTTTACTGGGAATTTCTTTTTATCAAATTTAGCACCACGAGAAGTTATGGAAACGTAGTTTTTAAGATTATCCAACTCATGTTCTTTGTCATTTGTGTCATAAGCTTTATCACTCATTCTATCTAAAACGAATGGAATGGTATAAGCATTAATCGTTGGGTCTGGATTGATAGTAAGAATTACTGCATTGAATCCAAATGCATCAGCAATTTGCTTTTCAATAGTCTTAAGAATAGGATCTTTGATAATCATTTTAAAGACTTTGTAATCTTTTAATGGTTGATCCTTATTATATTTCTTTTTAAGTTTCATCAAGAGATCTTCAATACAAAGAACCTCATTTGTTTTACCAAAATAAACTTCATTTAATGGAATCATTCTACACCTCTATTTATTAGCATTAATAATCATGAATGCAAAGTATTTAAGGAATGCTTTCTGATAAGAGAGTTTTGTAGCAACTCTATGCTTTCTCTTTCTATATTGTAAAGAGTTATCACTAAGCATTTCTTCTATAATATCTTTAATTCTGATGAGAGTTTCATCTTTAGTATTAGGTTTTACTTGAGTAGAGAATTTAAAGAAAGCAATAGAAGCTACGTCTTTATTAGTAGCTTGAACCATATAAGATGCAATCATTAATGTAATCAATTCTTTAACAAGAGTAATATTGTTACTATTATTGAAAATGCTTTCAAATATACTTCTAACCTCTTCAGTCTTTACATTAGCATCTGCACACATAGTACAAGTCTTATAATCTACTTGAGAAGTATTAATTCTTTCCATAGTCTTTTCAACGTATTGTTGTAATCTGAAAGAATCATTAGTTGTTAAGTTGAAAGCATTATCACCAGAACCTTCTTCAGGAATTTGGTCTTTTTCATAAGTAATATATTCTCTCTTCTTATATGCTTCATAATAAAGAGTAGCAATATTCTTCATAAAAGATTTGATACGGTTGTATAGCTGTTCAATTACATATACGACTTCTTCGTCATCAAAATCTTTTAGCATCTTCTCATAAGATGTAACCCATGTGTCATTAATGGATTTTACAGCTCCAATAACTGTACCCTTAGACTTCAAGTCAAACTTTTGAGATAGTTTGTTATTGACAACGTATTCCATAACGTGTCTATATTTAGAAGGGGCTACAGTTTTGAAGAACTCATAATGAACCAAAGGATAAAATTTAGCAGAGAAAGCTAAATAAATATTAGCCAACTCTAGATTCTTCTTATCCTTCTTTAAAGAGAAGTATCTTACTATGCAAAGAGCTACAATAGTCAAATCATCTTTAGCAGAATTAGGTTTGAAATGTAGGATACTTGCATAATAAGTACCTTGCATTTTTTCTTTGATCTGATCCATCGTAATCTTTAGAGCTTGATATAATTCTTCTTTATCATTATCTCTATATAAGATTCTATCACAAGGCATAGTATCGAAAAGCATTTCATTACGTCTTTGAATGAAACTAGACATACATCTTTTCCATGCCATCATATTTTTATTCATACTACTCTCTATAATAGGATATACATCCTTGAGAATAGCCTCAGTATTAAAGTTTTGTTTTTTAGGCATTGTTTCAGCATACCTCCTATCCAATTATATGAATGTCTCCTACTCTTATTTTATGCATTTAAGAAAAAAAAATAAAGAAGGAGGAAAGGGTCCTTCTTTATTTTTCTACATTATTAATTTTATTCATTATAAGGAGAAATAAAATGAATATATGATGAGATAGTAGATAGTGTTAGAGTGAATTGTATTGTTTTGTGTTTGTTATTGAAAGGAAATTATATTCCATCCACCAGGGAGTATAGTTTGATTTGTTCAATGTCAGTGTATTATACAATGGATGGATTTAAACGATTCTGTTGTGAGAGTCTATTAAAATATACGACCTATCTGGATACACATTATCTATATTCATTATACGGAGGTAATTGTTTTGGAAAAACAACACCTATAAAAATTAGATAGGTAAGGTTCACGATTTTGAGAGTTTTACTTTTAGGGATTTTATGTTCAACTTTTATGGGAGAGAACCTTTTTGTTGTAAACAAAGTTAGTTTGTCTGATTTTAGTGAGTTAACACTAAATACTATCTCATCACTATTATAGTATATAACCAAAAAAATATTTAGGATATGGAAATTAATCCATATCCTAAATTAGTTATTCTTAAAGATAAGTTAATACAACTCTAGCTGGAGATTTTAATAATCTTTCACCAGAGCTAATAGTGCTTCCTTCTTTAATAGAAGCTACTGGAATTTCTTCAGTCTTTCTACCTTGATAAGATAACAATATTGCATCTTCTGTACAAGGCCAGATGTTTAAGATAGAATCATCTTTCTTAAGTTTAATAACTTTAGTACCAGCTTTACCTCTATTAGAACGAGCAATAATATCTAAGGATAATTTGTTTACATAACCATCTTTAGTTACCACAATCAAACTAGTAGCTTTAGGTAATACAAAGTTCATTCCATCAATCAAACTAGTTGCGGTAGATGCTCTATTACCTTTAGTAGAACGTTTTAGATATGGAACTTCTTTAGAGTTGATACGCAATACCTTAGTACCAGAATAGATCAATAGATCCATCTTATCTGGTCCAAATAAGATATCTTGTACATAATCACCTTCATCTAATTTACTATAGATGATACCAGATGGAGGAGCTGTTAAGATATCACTAATATCAATCTTCTTAATGAAGCCTCTTCTACTAACTACGAATAGATAGTTATGATATTTAGAGTCTACCAATTTCTTAACTGTAGATTCGCTTACAGCACAGGCAATATTAGAAGTAGCATATTTGTTCAATACACGAATATCTACACCATTAGATCCTTTAGCAGCGATAGGGATTTTATGAACTGGCATTTTAAATACTTTGCCTAGAGATGAGAATACCATTACATCTTCATCATTTTCAACTTTAATTACAAAGTTTACTTCATCTCTATTTAAAGAACCAACTTCTTCATTTTCACCAATCTTCTTAATGAAGTTATTCTTAGTGAATACAAGTTTGAATGTGCCAGGAGCAATACCAGATGCTTCAGATTTAGAGATAATACGACACATACGTTTGGTATTATATTTATTCTTAATTTCTAGCATCTCTTGAATGATAAGCCCATCAATCTTGTCTTTATGAAGAAGGATATCCATAATCTTAGCAACGTTAGCTTCTAATTCTTTTAACTCTGCTTCATATTTAAGACGATAACCTTCGGTTAGTTTATTCAAACCAGTTTCCAATAGGTACTTAGCTTGAAGATTTGTAATCTTTAACTTATTAGCCATGAAATCTATCAATACTTGATTATCAGTAGTCTTTTGCTTTCTAATCATATTAATGATAGCATCTAATTCTTTCTTCTTAGATAATACATAAAGCAAGAATCTTCTTTCATGAATAGAAGTTTTGTACTTTTGAAGCAAAGAGTTCAAACGTCTTGTTACTGTCATACGTCTAAAGTTAATAAAGTCTAATAGATAATCTCTATAGTTCATAGTACATAGTTTATTATCTTTGATTACAATAAGACGTACTTGGCGTGTTTGTCTAATAGCAGTATTAGCATATAGGTACTCTTTAACAAAGTTAGGATCAGTGCCTTTCTTAAGAGTAATAACTTCATCAAAGTTTGTAATACGTTCACCCTTAACCATAACTGTTTTAGTTCTAGATACATGGTCTTGGATATATGGCATCTTACCACTCTCTACTAATTTGATAATAGAATCTTTAACAGAATCAAAATAAGTAAAGTCTGGTAAAGATTTAATAAACAATGCTGGATGGCCTTGGTATTCACCAGTTTCAATAATACCTTGTGCTACATAAGTACCATTACCAGTCTCATTGATCTTTTTCCAATCAGTATCTAGTAATTCACAAGACATACATTCATCTGGAATTAAACAGAACTTATGTTTTGGATCTTTCATCAAGGCAATAGTAGTATCAATTACTTCACCAAGATTATGAGATGGAATAGAAGATTTAATACCTACGGCAATACCCACTTGTCCTAGTACTAATAATGCTGGAACCCTTGCTGGTAAGTATAATGGTTCTTCAGCTCTTTTATCGTAGTTCTCAACCCAGTCAGTAGAGTTTTTATCTTCATAGATATCCCTAGCAAATACATCTACTGCAAACTTACTAATTTTACACTCAGTATAACGTGGAGCTGCTGGATTAGGATTTGCTTTAGAACCCCAAGATCCAGAACCTTCCATTGTTGGATACTTGGTTGAAAAATCATTGATCATATTTCTAATGGCCATTTGTACTGATGCATCACCATGTGGGTTATATTTACGAATAACCTGACCCATGATATTTGATGTTTTGATAAATCCTTGACCTCTAAAGTCATTTGCTGCACACCATAAGATTCTTCGGATAACTGGTTTTAACCCATCGACCATTTCTGGAATAGCCCTATTTCTTGCTACATAGATAGCATAGTCTTGTAAATCTTGCCGAGATTGTTCTGCAATATTTACATCAATAACTCTTTCCGCCATTATTGTATTCTCCTTACAAAAAATTATTAATTTTTGGTTTTAAAACCTGTTTTCATGTTCTAGATTAAAGCTTGTATGCCTTAATCTATAGTACTTAATTTATCAAATTCATTATAGCTACATAATGGTTCTATACCTCATAAGGAATTATCTGATAAGTACTAAATAAGGGGATAGAGTATAGATAGCGATAAAAGTTTTGGGGTAGATATATTGTTAATAATTTTGTGTGTTGTTAGGTTGTTAGATCACAATAATTAGGGGTGCAATATATCCGTGTTAGTATATTTACGTTTTCATACAGTGTGAGAGTGTATTATTGTTTATTTGAGTTCAGGTAGCGAACTCTATAGGAGTATTTTATGTGTCTTACTATGCTATCTATACTCTACACTGTTATAGTATATAATTATATCAAATTTTAGAAAAGACAGCCCTAGAGCTTATTATAGCTCTAGGGAGTATTTTAATAAATCATAGTTTTAGTATCATGAGATAATTCTGGACCTATTTCATTATGAGAAGGATTTACACGTTGATCCATATAGCCTCTCAATTGAGTTAGGTGTTCATTCAAGTAGTTGTTGTCTATATAGATTATGAAATAACACATTGTAGATTTCAATGGCTGTTTGAATTTGATTTCAAAGTTTATCCAATCAATCTCTGTATCAACAAACTCAAATGAGTTGTATATCTTAATATCTAAGAATACTTCTGGTGAGATTGCTATAGATTTTGTGTAGTCTATAATATCTCTAAGATCACCGATTAAACCATCGAATTTAATCTTCATAAGTTTACCATCTTTAATATCTTGAACTTCTTTTTCATCAGTAAATTCATATTCAGATTTTATATTCCATTGCCATCCTTTTTCATTATGAGGAGGTATTCTAGATGCATTCATCAATGAAGTTAAAGCAGATGCCTTATCAAGAGTAGTGCATTGAATATTATCTCTAAGTTTCAAAGAATAATATGCATAGAATTTAGGAGTTGGAAATCTTACATTGGTATCAAAAGATACTCCATAATCAGACTTAGCCATACCAATATCACTACCAGAATCAACTGATATATCATTTGTCTTAATATGGATAATTGTCTGTGGTACTTTGAGGAAGTATTCCATATTATGAGTAGCAGCATTGAATTTATATAATACTGGTAATCTAGAATGGGAATTAACGTAGTGTAAGAATCTTGTTACGTTTATAATATCTCCATCTTTAATACAGATACCTAGAGCATCGTCTGCTAATTGATTCATAAGTTCTTTAGGAAGAGGATAATCTATATCATTATAATGCTTTTGAGTACCACCAGCTCTAAAAGCCATTTGACACATCTTAGCAATATCTAATTGAATACCTCTACCATTGAACTTCATTCTATAATTGAAGTTCATCATAAGCATTTCCATAGTCATAGAAATGAATAATGATTTATCTCTATCTACAAACCAAGCATCTTTATAGGTACAACGATTTGTATATAGAAGCATACCCATATTATGAAGATCAATATTTTCTCTATTGAAGTTCATATCTAATTCAGGGGTTATAACTACCGCTGGTTTATTTACTACAACTAGGTCTTTAGTTCTTCTACGTCTAAATGGATTAAGCATATGCTCGCTATCTAACCATTGAGTTTTGAAGAACTTATCACCAAATTTATCAAAGAACCAAGCTCTCATATATTCTACACAACATGAGTATGCTTGGTTTACAGATGGTACTATAAGATTTGTTTTTAAGTTATGCTCATAGCTTTTAGAAAGTTCTAATCTTACTAAATCTTTCTTTCCAGCTAGTTCTTGTATTTCTTCATTTGATAATACTTTAATATCGGTTTGTTCCATAAGTTCACCTCGCTATTATAGAGATGTGGTAGAAATAAGCAAAAAAAAATAAAAAAGATATATGGGGCCACACAGGGCCCCATTATTATAACACAGTCCAAATTCACTATTATAATATATAACTGAATATGAGTATTTTTACAAAAAAAGAAGCAGCGTTAAACTGCTTCTTTATTTAGGCCACCTTTTAGTAGAGATTTTTTCGCTACCATATAAAGTGCCTTTAACTTATTAATCTCATCATTCCATGCTTCTAGTTTTTCTAGAGCAAAGGTTTTGAGATCTCCTTGAGATCTAAATGATGCAAAATCCATATAATATGCATAAAAGTAAAAATATCTGATATTATTTGGATCATCTGTAGTAGTTACATTTAATTCGAAACATTTATCTTTAGCTTCTAGTGCAGATTCAAACTCTCTGTTTGTTTCTGTAATAACTCCAGTAGATAATTCCAATTTATACAACTTAAAAACTACATCTTCCATTTTCTTTCTCCTTTATTTAAATATACTAAAATGGATATCCAATAGACTCTCACATCTATTTCACTATAATAGTATATAATTAATTTAAAGGAGTTTTACAAAAAAAGAAGCAGCGTTAAACTGCTTCTTTTCCTATTTCAGATATGAGCTTATTAGCTTTATCTAAAACAACTTTTTCATTTTCTATCAATTTAAATTTAATTGATATTTGTTTCTTAGCTTCTAGAAGTAGTTCCTCTTTTTTAATAAACAGATTAAAACAACTATCTTCTGCATCATAATAATAGAAGCAGAATAATGGTAGACCAATATATACTGAGGCTATATTTAATTTGTAACAATATATCATTGCCTTATCTTTGTCTTTAAATCTTGCAAGAGATTCCTCAATGTCACCGCTTCTTAAATTTAATTTATATATTTTAAACATTTTTATTCATCCTGATTATAGATTATATATACCTGTATTCACTATTATAATATCTAAGCAAAGATATCACCATCATATATTATATTTATTGGTCTGATGATAAAGCCTCTATAACGTATATTAGCTTTTTTCTTTGTCTTACCATTCTTTGTAATAATAGTGGTACTATATTTTCCTTCATGTATTGGATTCATTATATATGGTATTCTTATATTCATAATTATCACCACCTACATTGCAGATAGTTTCTTAACAAATAATTTACGTTCTCTAACCAACTCTTCTAGCATTTCCATAATAAAATGAGTTTTCTTATATAGAGGAATTGCATATACAGAGTTTAGTTCGAAGTATTCATTAAGACCATTCTTAGTATTAATATACCCTCTGAAGTCTATGATCTCACCATCTTTATTAAGTGCAAAGTGTAGACTCCTATAAGCATTATTATCTTTATTCTCTAAAACTCTACCGCTAGGAAGAATAGCTCCTCTATCTACTTTATCAAAGATATGGAATTTGATTAAGTCATCATCCATATCTTCTATAATGATAGAACTAAATTCAGTCATTAGTTTATCAATTGATTTCACCATTCGCTCATTAAGTTCCATAGTTTAAATCTCCTTATTTTCTTTTTTGATTTTAGAAAATGATTCTAATATATCTTTAGCATTCTTTGGATCATTTAGATATAGATTAAAATCTATTCCTTGTTCTTTTAATAATTTTAAAGTTACCTCTGAGAGATAATTTGTTGCTATTTCAATATGCTCTAAAGCTTTATAAGCTGATCTAGATATCTCTTTATCAATATCTAAGTCTTCCAATCTATTTTTCAATTTTAATACATCATTGAAGGTAGAATCAGTTCTTACATATAAAGCTATAGCTTTATTTGCTTCTGCAGAAATTGAATCATTAAGTTTATTTTTGGATAAGGCTTCTTTGATTGTTTCTCTAGTAGTAAATATTGTATGAATATCATTAAGTTTATCTGGAGATAATAAACCTTCAGATTTCAACTTGTTGATATATTCTTTGGAGTTAAAGAATTTTGTTATGATCTTCTCATGGAGTGTTCTCATAAAGAAAATGCCTCTATTCATATCATCGTATAATTCATGCTCTTCACCAAAGAATTCTTTAGAGTATTCTTTATAAGCATCTTCTGTTACGAGATATGCTATTTTAATACTTCTAATTCTCTTTTCTTGGTTTTCATTATTTTCTATAGCATTTAGATTATATTTATCATGAATAGTATTGATATCTATAACCTTTTTAATCATTTTATCTATTTCAGATTCTCCATAAGGGATTACTTCAAATATAGTTGGAAAAAAGCCTCCAGCAATTTCTTTAAATATGAGTTTTTTCCTACCATCTGTTTTATATGATAATTCCATTATCACATTAATACTATTTCTTTCCATTTTAAATCTCCTTAAGTTAAAAAAGAAGAGAGAGGAATTACTCCTCTCTCTTCAGTATTATTTATCTTCTTTATTTTCTTTTTTCTCTATATCAAATTTTTCCATATTTGCTAAAGCCTTATTTGTCATTTCGGCCATTCTTTTAAGTATTTTCTCAGCTTCATTATTGAACTCATTTACCTTTTCACTAATGATTTCTTTTTGTTCTGGAGTTAAAATACGTTCTATAGCACTATCAGCACCAAGTTTATTAAGTTTATTAATAAAGTCATCTTTTATAGTTTCTACAGTCTTTTCGTCTTTAGCAGTTTCTTTAACATAATTTGGATTTGGAAGAATGCATGTTTGAGTTATGAATTCTGGTTCGCCATTACCTTCTTCATAGTTTTCATTTTTGATTCTTTTAGTTTCAGTTATATATTCAACATTAGGAGCTTCGCTAAATTTTTCTTTATAAAGATTTTTGAATTGAGCATCAGCTTCTTTTAAATACTCATTAACTTCTTTTAAAGTACCAGCGGCATTGATTAGAGGTTGAAGAGTATCATTATCCAATCCTTTTTTGCCTAAATCAAAAATGAATTGTTTTAACTCTTTTCTATATTCTTCATATCTATTAACAAAACCTTCTACATATTGAGTATCTTTGTATTCAATATAAGAACTTGCATCAGATTTATTTTCCTTTGTATCTTTTCCTAATAGTAATTTTTTATTACTATCAGTAACAAATTTTAGATGATTAGTGTTTTCAGCAATGCCTCTTGTAACAATACTATCTAAAATTCCAGTAATATTTAATTCATGTAAATATTCTGGAGTGTTGAAGAATGCTTTGACAAGTTCTTCATGCAAGTCTCTATCAAAGAAACGACCATTAGCGATATCTTCAGAAAGATCTCTAGGATCAAAATAGAAGTCGTTTGTAACTGAGCGATATAATTCATCAGTTACTAGATATGCTATTTTAAATAAAGTACTTCCTTTATTATTATCATTTTTATAATCTAATGCATTATTTAGACCGATGACTTCTTCTATAGATCCAGCAATATCCAAATATCTATTAAAAGATTTGATTTGAGGGAAGTATTCGCTACCATAGTTAATATAGTTAAAAGTACCACATATATTCTTATCAGGATTACCATCGAATACTAATGTCATTATTACTCTAAGTTGTTCCATTTTTGTTTCTCCTTTTTCATATTTTATAGAATGTAAATCATTTAGATTAGTAGTACCAAGAGTATCTCTCATGATATCTTCTACTCTAATTTCTTCTAAAGCCATTTTTGTTTCCTTTATCATTTATAAATGCATCAAAATCTACACCTTGTCTTTTCAATAACTTTAAATTTACATCAGAAAGATAGTTTGCTGATACTTCTGCATGCTCTAGAGCTTTACTTGTAGATCTAAGTGTCTCTTTATCAATATCTAATTCTTTTAATTCATTTTTTAAATTTGTCAACTCATCAAATATAGATTTAGATTTGATATAATATAAAGTCATAGTTTTATTAGATATTTCTTTTAAAACTTCCTCATCAAGTGAATTATTAGTTTTAGAAAGAAATTTTCTGATTGATAAATCATAAGTAAACATTGTATGGATATTACCACTCATATTAAGATTCAATAATCCTTCAGATTTTAATTTCCTGATATACGGTTTAGAGTTAAAGAATTTAGATATGATATTTTCATGTAAGTTTCTATTAAAGAAGATGCCACTATCCATATCATCATAAATATCATGTTCTTCACCAAAGTACTCTTTAGAATATTCTTTATAATAGTCTTCTGTTACAAGATATGCTACTTTTAGAATTTTCGGCGATTTACCACGACTATACCTATCATTGGTGTTATTAATTGCTATAACTTCTTGAATCATCTTATCTATTTCTGATTCTCCATAAGATATTACTTTAAATATTCCTGGAAAATAGTCTTTTCTAATATCTTTCCTACTTAGAAGACTATTAGAAGTATCCATTCTATAAGATAATTCCATTATTACATTTATCTTATTTCTTTCCATTCTTCTTACCTTTCTTTTTGATATAGGATCCATCTTCATCTAGATTTGTTTCATTTTAAATTCTCCTATTATTTCTCTTTCATTGCAGATTTATAAATACCACTTTCTTGATCTATCTTGCTATTTAGATCTTTAACTACTTTTTCTAGATTAATAAAAGCATTCTTATACATACTAACTGCTAAGTTTAAAGACTCTTTATCACAATCATGCAAATACTGTTCTAATTCATTAGCTGTATCTTCTAGTTCTAATAAATCTATATGATTATGAATATTAGCAACACATGTATCTGTTAAAGCATTTAAAAGATCTAGATCTACTAATTCTAATCCTAATCTAATATAATCTATTGGATCAGTATTAGCGAATTTTAAATGAACACTAGACAGTACTTTCTTAACTGGAAGATTATCCAATACTCCAGATCTTTCCAAAGCATGAATATACTCCATAGTATCAAAGAAATTTTCCATATATTCTTCTTGTAATTCTCTATCGAAAAATCTCTCTTTCTCTTCTTCGCTTTTACCATAGTATTCATTAGCAGGTACTATATAATACATAGTATCATACTTTCTACCTTTAACACGATCTGTTAATCTAATAATATCTACTAAGCTTTGCATATAATCAGTAGTAGTAAATTTATAAACCAATACTGGTTTATAGTTCTTATTATCTTCTGGTATTCCGCATCGACCGTACCAATAATCACGCCCCTTTCTAAATTTCATTTTCATTAAAATATACATTTCATCCTTTTTCATAAAATAAACCTCCTATAATAAAAATAATAACTCTTGATAGTATTTCTTATGGTAGTATACTATCATGATTATAGTATATAAATATATCGTAATTTACAAAAAAAAGAAGCAGTATTAAACTGCTTCTTGTTCTTTCTCCCAAGCAACTCTACGTTGCTCGGATAATTCGTTATAAACACGTTCATGTCTGAAGTGACGAATCCTTTCGATACGCTCTACTTCTTTGCGAAGTCTAGCAACCTTACGATATCTTCCAGACATTTTGTAGAATGCTTCTAGCACTTCTGTATTAGATGGGATACAATTAAAGTATCGCCATCCAGCGAACTCTCCATCTTCCCACCAAGATAAACCTCCGTGGTTCGGATCAAAATCATAATCCTCTGGGATATTGTAACCAAGAGCTTTTGCGTATTTAACGCATAGATTCTCACCTAATAAAGCAGGATTAAAGAACCCATCTTCTTCAAACAAATCGTTCTTTAAAATTTTCAAGGCCCATCTTTCAGCTTTTGTTGTACCTTTAGCTAATATAGATTCAAAAACTTCTTCTTCATAGCGTTGTTGTAGATAAATTTTCATTGTTATTTCCTCCTATTAAAATAAATCAAACAATGATTCCAATAGACTCTCACATCTATCTCACTATTATAGTATATAATCATAAATACATATTTTTCCAATCAGCTATAGTATCAGGAAGTTCTTTCAATCTAGCTCTTAATAATACTTCATCTCTTTTGAAAGTCTCTACTAGTTTAGCAGCTCTTCCTTTTCTCCATAATCTATATACGGCTATTAGATGCATTAGTTTATAGAAAGTAAATCTGATATTAAATTCCTCTAATGTTCTGCCATTGCCATTGGTAATAGAATATAGAAATACATTGAGTTTATACTCACTTAGTTCATCACAATACATCATTGCATCATACAGATCAGGAAGTATCTTGATATCGATATAGTGATCAATAGATTCATCATAGCTCATTATTATGATATGATAGTCTATCTTATTCTTCTTCTCTAATCCTAATAGAGATTTTATCTTCTTCTTGAATCTTCTGAATCTAGTATCAATACAATCTTTAGGAATAGTACCATTATTGAGTAAATCTTTGATTTCTTTAATAGATAAAAATCTATCTGGATTAACTGATATACAATTCATCTTAATATAGGGATTCTTCATTTCTAATTCCTTTCTGGGTTGGATAAAAAGAGCAGCAATTTTGCTTATACCCCCGTACCCCACTATAAATACTCGAAGTTACATACCTACTGAAAGGATACGGTTTCAAGTTAAACTATTTAGTTTAATCTTTTGACAATCAAAATCTACGATTTTGAATTGACAAAATCAGAGTACTAATAAATTACTCTTTTTTATTTATAATATATTATTATTTTTCATATTAGATTGAAGTTTTTGACTTTTTCTCTTTTTACACAAAAAGAAGGTATACCCAATTAAGGGTATACCTTATAGGAGATTTAAATATGAAAAACAAAAAAATATCTACACCACAATTCTAGTTGAGTAGTTTAAGTACATGTTTTATATCCTGCATCCTGTTACGAAATGCATGTGTATATTATATAAAAAGAAGATAAAAAAATAACCGCTATAAAGGAGTAGGAAATATAGCGGTTATTTAATTTAAAGGATTGTTCCCAAATTACTTTGGGAGGTTTATATGTTCTTTTTACTATTATATATTGTATCCAAGCGTTATTATATCAACGTGGTACAAACTATGAAACAAAAACAAAGAATTCACTTAAACAAAGTTTAGTTCGTAATTTTTATTTTCGAAAGGAATAATATAACTAGATATCACCATTAAATAGTTATATTAAATTCATGAAATGAGTGTAGTAAATCACAACCAAATAAAATTTACTACTTCACCATCTAATCAATTTTGTCTATCAATAATAGATATTTGCTAAAGGTGGCAACTATACAAGAGTGTATTAAGTGAGTTTAGATACTCAGTAGCCGTTCTTCACGGTCTCTTATTTGAGTATAGGTTTATTTTTCAATTTAAACTGTTAAAAGATTTATCTTTATAAATTTTACAGTTTACAAAGCCGACTTATGATGCCCTCGGCGATGGGCTAAAGCTTTAAAGGTTTAAAATGGGGGTTATTAAAAGTTTTACAGTTTTACAGTTTACTGTTCCATAGAGGATATTCGACGTATCGGAATATCCCCTTTACACCATCCCTCGGTTCCCCCTAACCGATAATATGCTGTATTTACCAATTTTATCTGGCTAGCGTGACAGGCTAGTGATTATCTGGGTAGCTTAACAGGCTACTGATAATGTGATATGTCTCTATTCTATATCATCATTTTTATAATTTGAAGGTCTTGATTCTAATATTTTGAGAGAGCCAAGAATCGATGACCTTCCTCAACGTGCTCTCCTAAACTCTTTATACCTTTATGCTTCTCTAGCAAATTGTTCTATTATAGTGTAGTATTAATATTCGAATTCTACTTCTGTAGACGCATTAGCGACAGATAAAGCAGTATCGATATTAGTAATGTAATCCATAATTTGACGAACGTAATCAACGATAGCATTATTACCAACGAATCCCATAGGATCAGAGATAATTACTTCATTAGCTTTACGAGCTTTTTCGCGAGCTTTGTCAACATCATCTGCAGAATATGCACGTTTGCTATCCGCAGGGAACTTTCTATCAAGCTCTTGTTCGATGGCAATAGTTGCCTGTTCATCAAATTGGCGTTTCTTTTGAACGTCTAAATTGTAACGATGTACAATCTTATTTGCAAGTATTGCTAGATCCGCATAGTACTTCTTACGAAGAATTGCATTGGCAATAGTTACTTTTTCTGTTTCAGCAACTTTACCAGAAAGAACTTCTTTGATATCTAGCAATACTGGGACTTCGATGTATGTTTCAGAGTTTGCTTTAATACGAGCATTGTTTACCGCAACTAAGCGTTTTTGTAATGCGCAGTATTTATCAAAATCTGCTTTAATCAAAGTTTCTTTTTGTTCTACAGTTTGAGGTCCAACGAATTTGTTGTAGTCAAAATAATAATTCAAGATAGAGAAGTTGTTATCGGAAACAATTTCTTCCATCTTTTTAGTAATTTTTTTGCCTTCTGCAATAAGGCCAGCAATTGTCATCTTTTCTTTAGTCATAATAATCAATCTCCTTAAATTTAAAAATATAAAGTTTATTTGTAATATATTGTAATCGTCTTAGTAATTATTTAATACCACCTTGACGTTTTACATTAAAACCACCGAAGTGAATGAAATCTTCATCATTATCAAATCCTAAATAAGCAGATTCAATACTAACATAATCACCTCGACGTAAAGTACGCATAGCAGCATCAGCATCTTTATTTTCTGCTTGGATAGCTACAGCTTTATCAGCCATACGTCTTGCTTTATCATCAGTTGTATCATATTGCATGAATGGTGCTAATGTAACAACAGCAGTATTACCATCAATTTTAACACCAACTACATAACCACTAATTCTAAAGCCTTTATTCTTTTCCAAATAACCAGTTAGTTTTGTATTTTTAGAAGGTGGTTGTACCCCGTCTACCATTTCTGATACGATTTCATAGGTTGTAATGTCCTTATAGGACTTAGGTTCTGAAGGACCAGCGATTGCATGGTATAACCCATGCAATCCACTATTAATGCCACCAATTACCATAACAGCAATTAGGAAGCCAACGATATAACCAATCCATTTTGTTTTGAAATAATGTTCGCTAATAGTACCGAATACGATTACTGATTTTTCAAATGCATTACCTGTAGTGCCTTCTAAATTTTTGCTAATCTTTTCTGTTAAAGTCATTTTGTTTTCCATGATTTGTTCTCCTTGATAAATTTTAAAAGTTTTAAATAAAGTTTAAATTAAAGTAAATAAAATAAGTCTTTAGGAGCAGCCTTTCTCCAGTCTATATGCTGTACTAATAAACTTAATATATTAGCAAACCAATTAGACTTTCCTACTGTTCTCAAACTTGTAAGATAATCATAGTTTTCTAGTTCCATATTCTTTTGAATAAAGGATTCTATTTCAGATTCGATAACCATAATTCTATTATTGGTTACATCTCTTAAGATATTAATATCTTCTCTATCCATATGACGGATAGATTCAATAATCTTAATATCATTTTGATATTCGAAATAAGTTCTTTCTTCATTAGAAACTAGATCTGTTAAACTATTTTCTGGTAGTTTAAAGAACCGTAGTATCAGAGAAATTTTCTCCTTGTCTGATTCTTTAATAGATATTATATTATTGATAGATTCCTCCTCCTCTATAAAAACATATCTATCATCACAATACCTAAAAAAGAATTCCCTGATAAGAGGTACAAATAAATCAGTGGTCTTCATACCATATTTAGAGAATGCTATTGTTATATTCTCTGAACATTTTTTCTTATCAATAGTTCCGATAACCCTTAAATTGATTATAGACGCTATTTCAATAATGCCATCGGCATCATTAAATAATAAATTGAACTGCGGTACAAACCACAAGCCCATATGGGCGTCTATCTCTTTAAAGATGGACTGTATCATATAGTTTTCACCTCCTTTAAATATACTATATTCACTATTATAGTATATAATTATAACCAATTTTAGAAAAAAAAATAAAGGGCTCAAAAGAGCCCAATATTTTTGTTACCAGTTCACATCAAACTTCATCACTGATTTAGTGAATCCGTTTTCGTCCTTTACAATAGCTTTAGGATCTGTCGTAGGACTTACAAAGTCTTTACGATCACTATATGTTGTGCGAACTAGAGTTGGAACAATATATAGCAGCCCTTCTACTTCCTCAGGAAGTTCAATAGGGAGTACCTCTGTTCTACCGAAGGTTAGACCTCCTTTTTCTTCTTCAGTTGATTTTACTGGAAGACGCAATGCGGCTTCCTTCCCTACTGTAGGGAATGTAATTTCAAAACTTTGATCTTTTGTTTCATATACCACAGGATGTGGACAGAGATTCAAAAGCTTTGTTCCATCTTCTAATTCCACAATTAGGTTGTTGAAAATTGTTGCATAAGTTGTCATTTTAGTTTCCTCCTATATTAAATAATAACAAATGACAAAATGAATATCAGACTCTCACATCTTCTATTCATTATTATAGTATATAATTAAAATGAAATAGTTTTACAGTACTCTATAAGACGGATTTAACCTCCTAAGCCTAAATCTGGCTTAGGAGATAGGTTGTTTTAGTTATCATTTAAAGGGTCGTTAGAGAGTGTAGTGTCATCTATTGGAAAATAGTATAATAGGTCATTTCTATGAGATTCAGTAAAATCACCATAACTGAAGTTGCATTCCCTACCTACTATTTGGATTCTTGTATCATATCCAGTTCCATCTTCAAATCTCATATTATCTAATAGATAAATCTTGTTACCAGCAACTGCATATAATTTAGAAGTATTGTATTCTTCTATGAAGAACATAATATCATCATAGTGTAATCTTCCAAGAGTATTGAATCTGTCTGGTACTACATAGAAATATGAAGTATACTGCTCTTCTTTCATCCATTTAATCCAATCTAAGTGATTAGGGAATAGGTTCATATATTCATTAGGAAGATATCTATCTGCAAAAAAGTCAAACAAGAAATCTCTATCTGTAATCAATTCTTGATACTCTTTTCTAAATTGTTCATTAAGATCATCATATGGTAGTTCTATAATATAAACACCATTGTCTTTAATATTTACATCATAACACTTACCAGTGGATCTTAGTTTTAAAGCATATAATGGAGAGAAGCTAGATCTTTCTTCTTTGATATTAAAATAGATTACATCAATATCAGATAAGTCAAATTTGATATCCTCTTTAGTTTCATCTTCATTATCTAATAATAGAACGTTATCTATAGCTTTACATTTAATGAGTCTAAGCCACTCTCTAAGTTCAGTTTTCTTTGGTTTATATTTATTAATCCTAGCATTCCTAGTAAGATATTTTTTAGCCATAACTCTTATAACTCCTAAACTAAGTAAAATCCATATTGTGTATTATCCATATGTGAAAAAAAAATAAAGACCCTCTAATGAAGGTCTTTATTTTATTAATCATTTTCTTTTTCAATAGCAAAATCTTCTATTATATTATTATACATTACCAATTTAGTATTAGCTGATTTGATTCCAATACTACTTATCATATCAACTACTTTTTTAAAGTTATTTTTAATCTCTTCATTCGGAGCTATATTCTTTATACTTTGATCACATAGCCAATCAACAAAAGTTGAATGATCACTATAAGGCATAGCAGCATCAAAATCTATTTTTTTATTCTCCATGAATTTTTCAAATACCATATAATTGGCAGCAGAGTATGTTATCAATTCTTCTGCTAATTTGTTGAAGTCATCTCCATCTTTGGCATAGAACCAAGTAACAGGAATCTTTCTTCGATATCTATTACCATATGGGCTTTCTAACCATGCATGCTCTTCAACGATTCGTTCTCCAATTATTTTACAGCATACAAAATCCGCAGTCTCTCTTATTTCTATATTTGAGAGATATCTAAAAGGTTCTTTTCTTTTAGAAGTTAATCTAAGAGTATTCATCAATACTTGTTTTATATAGGACTTCTCATCAGAGGTTAGCATATAGCATTGTTTCATCGTAATGATCTCCTTCTACTTCATTATCATGGCCTAGTATTTTAACCACAAACTCTTCTGCTCTATCTTTCACATTACAGCTGAATACAGGATGTTTTACAGAATTCCATCTAGCAGTACTATTCAAATCTTTAGGTATTTGATCCAATCCAGTTTCAAAATAGTATATGTAGTAGCATGCAATTTCTTTTAAGATCTCTCTAAATCTATTAACGACTTCCTCATTTGTTTGTGGACGTTCTCCTAAGATCTTATCTACATATACATTTAATTTTTCATATTTTCTTTTAAATCCTGTATATACATCATATCTTTTTCTTAGATGTAAAGATACTCGTACATAATCGTTTTGTTCACTAACAACTACTTCAAAATCATCACCTATAGTCATATAGGCTCTATATTCTGGATAGGAACTATTATTAGAAATATAATGGTTTGCTATCTTTGAAACCATAGATCTAATATCCTTTCGATCTCTTTGGTCTAAATATAAATAATATCTCATTTTTTAATCTCCCCTACAATAGCATCATAGTCTGGACTATCTGTATATTTATCATAGTTCTCTTTAATAGAGTCTCTAGCCCAACCTTCAATATTATTTGGTTTATCATCAAATACGATGATATCAGCATAAGTAAATCCAGGCATAAACCCTGGTTGTCCTGGCATACCAGTTTGTGGTTCTATTTCTTTATTATTATCCAAATCAAAAGAATCAATAACGTAAACAAAAGCAGTTGTTTCATCTAGATATTCCACTTTACCAACTATACCAGATCTTAATTCTCCAGTGATTTCATCATTCCACTGGATTTCATCTTTTAATTGTGGGATTTGCAATATACTCCTATGAATCATCTTTATTCCTCCTTAAATATTTAAATCTTCAAAATATGATTCCACTATTATAGTATATAATTGAAAGCAATTTTTTACAAAAAAAATAGAGATGGGAAATTAATCCCATCTCTAATATTTCTAATCTACATTAGCACCATATTTAGATTTAAATTCTTCTATCTTAGATAATTGGTTTTGATTGTATTTATATCTACCAATACCAACTAAGCTATTTAAGTTAATAAGAATATCCTTAAATACATTGATAGAAGGATTCATCTTACCATCATCTCTAGAGATACAGAATGCATTTCTAGGAGAGTATACAGCTTCGCATGCTTCTTTAAATTCTTTATTATAAAGCATTAAGATATTAAGTGTATCCCCGTCAAACCTCGTGTTCAAGTGAGTCGCTAATTCACCCAGTTCTCTTATGAACTTCTCAATCGTTAAATTGAGAGCAG